AAATTAAAATCGTAGTAAAGTTATGAAATCAAATGTTGTTTTACAATCAAAAGATCGAGTTTTGTTAGGAATGAACGTGTCTGTTATGTCTAAAGATGGTTACATATGTATAACAGACGCCGTATCGGCCATGAACAAAAAAAGAAAAGAAAAAGGGTTAAAAGAAAGATGGATTAACGAAATAATGCTAACTTCTTCTTTTAGGGAGAGATGTTTCGAGCTTTTTAATAAGTTGAATGACAGGGACTTATTGAGTAGGAGAAATCTCGGACTCAAAGATAATATCCTGAATATCAGCAGTGTAATGGATCTTGGTAAATTAGACCTTGCCTACAAAAAAGGAAAAGGAGTAGATCAAAAATGGTTTGTCAATCCATATCTGTTTGTTATGATTGCATTAGAGATGGATCCAGAAATTTACGCAGAGGTTGTCATTTGGCTCACAGATGGTTTGATAGAAAACCGGAACGAAGCCGGCGATGCATACGTTAGGATGTGTAGCGCAATAAGCAAAATAGTTCCAAACAAGAATGACTTGAAAGACAATATAAAGAGAGTTGCTAAAGCTATTAATTTCATTGTTTTTAATAAACACGAAGATGGGATAAGGAATACTGCCAGCAAAGATGAGCTCAATGACATAATAGCTATAGAGAACGTCATAGCCTCTGTTATTGATGACGGTTTTATCAAAGATTACAATTCTTTGATAAATTACCTCGGAGATAAATGGAAAAGAAAATGGGGAAACCCTGTTCTTGCATTGAAATAGTACAAAAAAACACCCGGCCAAACTATATAACTATGGCCGGGTGTCCAATAAAAAGAATCACTGAACAATTTGACTTTTCTGATTGGAATCAAGATTCGGATTTTCATCAACAGGAATCTGTAGCCTGAACGCTACTTCCTTTATCGTCTCTGCTACCACGTACTCAATTAGCTTGATAGGACAGATAAATTCGTATTCCCATTCAGACTCGCACCCTTTAGGTGTAGGATCACAAGCCATTAACTCCAGAGCCTTCTTTCTTCTTGTTGTAAAGAACTCTACGTTAATAAGCTCTATATGGAAATCCGGTATATAAATATAGTCGTTTTCTACATAATAAAAAGGACGACGTTCTTTAACGTATTTAGCATACGGTCTTTTTTGTTCATTGCGATACGACTTTATTTCAGCGAACTTAAAAAATATAGTGTTATCTACGTTAGTCACCTTAGTAATAGCCGGTCTAAGGGCAGAATAAAGAAGTCCTGGAAGCTTATGCTTTGACCGCATCAAAGTATTACATAACGCAAATTCGGCATCGCAGCAAACTATTTTATCAACTTCAATCATCTCCAGGCAAGTAACGTAAGTTAGGAGCCGGTGGTCACCAAGTAACGTCCCGTCATCCCACCTCTGTGCTGTATAAGATTCGGCTTTAGTTCTACCGATATTCAATATCCATCTCCGACTAACATGCGAATCTTTGTCAAGGGCATGAATACCGTTTACGACTCTTGATACAAATTCACCATTAGTGATCATGCTCCCCTCCTTTCTTTTGCTCTTGATTCTCTTGATTTAGCATTCAAGATCCTCATATAAATATCTCTTTCACTCATGCCGGATATGGTTTTTATAGCCTCATCCAACATAACTTTCGTATATAAAGGTTTAGGGAATCCCTTTATCTTAACCGGATCAGGAACCAACTTAGCCTTACGATATTCATAAAATCTTTTAGAAGTTACATTAAGATAAGAAACAGCCTCTTCTCCGGTATAGTACTTAGCCGGATTAGCAAGCTGCATCCATGTCTCAAGATCGTTGGCTGTAAGATGATCGCATTCCCCGCTTAAAAACATCTCCTTTATCTTATCGCATACCGCCGCACCGCTTTTACGCAGCGTCTCTGTCAGAATTTCTTTCATTTTCAAAACATCCTGTTTTAAACCTTAAAACAATAGAGGCAATGATTATCAGAAGAGTAACAGCCATAACAGACCACACTACGATATTGTGCTCAATAGGCATCTCAATATTAACCGTAACCCATTCTACACAGATATTAAAAATCATGCTATAGATCAATAACCTATGCCATATACAAAACCTGAACATTCTTGAAAAAGCCAAGAGAAATAGATCCCATGATATAGAATGACCTAATATCGGATACAGCCAATTAGTGATACTAAAAGGATAAAACTCATCAAAAATGCTGGCTAACATAATAACCTGCATCAACACAGGATAATACTTCACAAACGTCACACAGACATTCCTCTGTCCTTTGCTAATAAACTTGTTGCTCATAATATGTTGTTGTTATGTTATTAAAATGGGGAAGGCGATCAGCACCTTCCCCTGGTTTTCAATCACTTTTTAGTGCTCGTCTTCTTTCTTTTCATCTTACCGCCAACACTACCGCCTTGACGCATTTTGGGTTTGTCCTTTTTATCAACTTCCCCACCCTGACGAGCTTTCTTTTTACAAGCCATGATACTAAAAATTTAAAATTGAATGATGTGCAATATTAATCATTTTTATTCTAATAGACAATACTTAAAACACAATATTATAATCTAAAATATTCAAGGGGAGAGAACTAAATTCCCTCCCCTTGCTAATTATGCTGGATTAAGATCCATTTGAGAATAAGCGTATTTCAAAGTACCATTTTCATCACCACACTCAGCTCCATCTACGATAAAGTTGTAAGAAGCAGGAGATTCATTATATACATTGAAAACACCACCTTTCTTGGAGATATTTTGTTTTTCATACTGCCTAACAGTAGCGGTCTTATACACTTTGCCTTCGTAAGACACGTTTATAGTTCGTATATACCATGTAGTATCTCCATTCTCATCTCCAGAATGAACATATCCTGCCAATATACCACCCATTACAGCCCCGAAATACGAACAAGAGCTTCCGGATTGTTTTCTCTGGGTTGTTGTTCCGATGCTTATAGTAGCTCCAGATATCTCACGATAATCAGCATCCACCACCTTAATATCACAGGTGTAGATTCGGATATTTCCATTTTCATCACCAGTCCATTCGAATCCGGCAATACACTTACCGGCGCCAGGATTATAAGAAACATTATCCCTCCTATATGTAGCCCAAGAGCCGTTTTTCAATGTAATATGCGCCGGAACAGGCTTAGCTTCTGCCTTGCCTTCTTGGTTGACTGTTATGTTAACAGTCTTCCCAGACTCATTTTGCTTCAATGTCACAGTGCCACTTCTGGAAGATGAAGAGCTGTTTGCGGATGAGATTATTACAAATGAATAATCATAGCCTGACAAAACAGGACAATTTACTCCTGACGGTTTTTCTGTAACTTCTGTAACCCAACTTGGCTTAGATGATACAGTGTATCCTATCTTACTTCCATTCTTTTTACTTTTTAATTGAATACATAAATATGAGTTATTTGCACCTCCATTTGCATCGGCATTCCAAGTGCTTTGGTTGGTACTAAATTCGTAAGTCACTGCAACAGCCTGTGTAATGCTAAGAGTAACTGTCTTTCCAGATTCATTTTGAACAAAAACAATGTCACCAGATCTGGAAGAAGATGTTGTATTGGCAGATAATGTCACCACAGCCTTCATGCTTTCAGATGTCTGGTCTCTGTAATCAACAGAACACCAAGAAGGTTTCGATTTAACAGAATATCCTATATATGAATCATTCTTAGTACTTATGATAACTTCTTCAATATCCTGAGATTCTCCAGTTACAGACCTTGACTTGCTCGTTCTTCCATCATGGAACTGAAATTCATATGGAGCATATCCGCAACTTCCAATAACATACTCTTCTTTAGTATCAGAATTTCCGCAATCATCGTAACGAATAAACTTAGTTTTGGTTCCATTACATCCATTTTCTTGCCAAGAACCGTAAGATCCGCAATTACAGCAATTTCTACAACTTACAGAATATTGACGATCTATGCTACCAGAGCAACTATCACGATAAGCATTGTACTGAGTATGACCTACGCAGTCTCCTGTTCCATAGTAAGACCAGTCAGTACAAGACTCTCCACCTCCATTAACCCATCTTGTGTCGTTATAAGAAGAAGAGCATGGATTGGTGTCACGTTGTTGCTTCTGAGACGTACACCCGTCACAACGGGTGCTTCCGGTATCCGACCAAGAAGGTGTTGTGCTATCAGGCAAGCAATCAGCATTCTTATTAGCTACTGCCTGACCTTGGGAATTTACAGCATCTTGAGCCTTCTTATTAGCATCAGCTTGACTGATATTGGACGTAAATGGACCACCCACCTGATCTTGGGTTACGGTAACAGACGAACCATGCTGACAGCTTCCGCAATTGTTTCTGGTGAAGACCTTACTTGCCTTACCGGTCCAAGTACAAGTGCCCTGTGCGTCAGCAAGAGCCTGACCTTGGGCCTCAACGGCAGCCTGAGCCTTACTATTTGCGTCTTCTTGACTTACGGTAGACGTAAAAGGACCGCCGGTTACATCATCTTGGTCTATAGTAACCTCAGATCCGACACCTCCATCAGCACACTGTTTTGTAAATTGCTTGCTATATGTTCCGGTCCAGGTACATACCTTATCTCCACCTTCTACCCAGCGTTCATCTGCTCCACCATAACATTCGTTGGTATTGACTTGCTTCTTATAAGATTTGCCTCCTTCACATTTGGTTTCAAGTGGTTCAGAATCTACCCATACAGGATCGGTGTTGTCCATTTCGCATGTCCCGTTCTTGTTAACATAAGCCTGACCTTGGGCTTCTACGGCTTCCTGAGCCAGCCTATTTGCCTCTTCCTGACTTTCATTGGAATAGAACGGTCCGCCTACCATATCTTGTGTTACACTCATCGGAACACCATGATGACATGATCCGCAATTGTCTTTTGTAAACTGCTTGCTATATACGCCTACAAACCTACATTTACCTTTTTGGTTAGCAATAGCCTGTCCTTGAGCTTTAACAGCTTCCTTAGCCTTATTATCAGCATCCTCTTGACTTACGAAAGAAGTAAAAGGATTGCCTTCAACATCAGCTTCACTTACCTCTACTTCTGTTCCTGAATCCGGTATTTCACAGTCGTTCTTTTGGAACGTTTCTGAGTAATGACCGGTCCAGCTACAAACTTTGTTCCCACCATCTACCCAACGTTCTTGATTGTGGGTTTCAGAACATTCGTTGGTATCATGTTGCTTTTTCTGAGACTTACCTTCATTACATCTAAGTTCTTCAGGAACAACGTCTTCCCATACAGGATCGGTGCTAAGTGGCGTACAGTTGCCGTTTTTATTAACATAGGCCTGGCCTCCTTCTTCTACGATCCTACGAGCTTCTGCGTCTGCCGCATCCTGGCTTTCTGTAGACGTAACAGGACTACCATTAACCATTTCGGCCGTAACCTCCATTTCTACACCCTTATGGCAAGCTTCACATTCAGGAACGAATCTCTTGCTGTAATGACCGGTATAGACCGTCATATTCTCACAATTACCCTTACTGTTAGCAATAGCCTGTCCTTGTTCTTTGACAGCAGCTTTAGCCTTGTTATTAGCATCATCTTGACTCACGGTAGATGTGAAAGGAGCACCAACAACATCTTGTTCGGTTACAGTAATCTTAGACCCTACCTGACCTTCATTACAATCGTTTTTGGTAAATTCTTCACTGTATTTACCAGTCCACGTACAATGGCCGTCCCGGTTGGCTATGGCCTGGCCCTGCTGCTCGACGGCAGCCTGAGCGAGCGCGTTAGCCGCCTCCTGGCTTTCGTATGAAGTAAAAGGACCACCGGTTACATCATCTTGGTCTACTGTTACCTGCGAACCTACGCCTTCTCCGTCGCAATTGTCTTTTGTGAATACCTTGCTATATACACCAACAAATTGGTTTTTATCTATGCAAGTGCCTTTCTTATTTGCAAGATCCTGTTTCTGTTCTTCCATAGCAGCCTGAGCGAGCGCGTTAGCCGCCTCCTGGCTTTCCCTTGATACAAAAGCATCCGGGTATCCAGCAAGATCCTTTTCAGTTAAATCGACAAAGCTTCCGGTCTGAGATTCAGCATCGCAATCATTTTTCTGAACACGAGCCGAAGCCTTTCCGACGAAATAATTTGGATCAGTAACGCATTCTCCATTCAGGTTTGCCTGATCCTGACCATTTTTCTCTATATCATCAAGAGCTTTCTGATCAGCATCTTCTTGACTTACGTCTGATGTGTATTTACCGGCTTCTACCGTGTAAGTGTAAGGTGCTCCGATAAACCCATCTTCGCAGTCATTCTTATAAAATACTTTCGACTTCTCTACGTTATACCATAAATTGGTTTCACAGGTGCCATGCTCATTAGCATACCCTGGACCTTCAGCTTCCAAGGCTTCCAAAGCCTTCTGATTAGCATCTTCCTTAGAAACAGAAGAAGAGAAACGGCCGGCTTCTACAACGTACTCTACCATAGATCCAACTTCAGTTACCTCACAATCTGTCTTTTGGAACATTTTGGATTTCCTGTCGTTGTACCATTTTATGGTATTGCAAGTGCCATGAGAATTAGCATAGTCTTGACCTTTGGCATTCAACTCGGCTTCAGCCTTACGGTCAGCATCCTCTTGGCTTATGGAAGAAGAGAACTGCCCGGCTTCGATCGTCATCGTAACCAAACTTCCTTCTTCGGTATCAGGATCGCAGTCGTTCTTTCTAAACGACTTTGATTTCTTGACATTGTACCATAATATGGTTATACAACGACCATGCTCATTAACCCAGTTCTGACCATTTTGCTCAATGTCTCTCATAGCCTTGTCATCAGCATCAGACTGAGATATGATAGACGTGTATTTTCCGGCCTCAACAACGTACTCAAGCTCTTCCCCTTTCTCTGTCTCAGGATTACATCCTTCTTTTGTGAAAAGAGCCGACTGCCTTTTATTTCTATAAACTACCTGTTCTTTTTTTTTATGAACTACCGTACATTCTTCAGATACGCTACCATTCCTGGAAGACACCCTTATCTTGACACTTCTGTTGGCACCAGTATCATTTTCATCAAAGTAAATATTAACCTTACTGTTAAGACTGCCTTCTTTCTTATCTATGTTCGCCCAACAATTACCTACTTTCATTCGCTAATCCTCCATCTTAAATTTTCGGGAGTTGTACTTACGTTGATTACCTCCGGTGATCCATCTGAATCAAGATCAACAACATCCTTGTCCAGGTAGATTTCCTCCTTATCCACAGACTCGCATTCAACTATTTCAATAACATAATCTTTTATATTACTTTCTATACTTAACTGCGTGCTTGTTTCATCACCCTCAATTTGTTCAAATTCCTTATCCAATTTAATGTAAGGAACGACCTTTCCAGGCTGATAAATAGGAATCAGTACACCATTTATAGTTATGTTCTCATTAACTTCATTCCCATCCTCATTGCCAGGCATGGAAACAATCATCGAAACCTGGAACGTGTCTTCAAGACCCGGATCACCAGGGAAACCATAATCAAGCCTAATATCATTGACGTCAATATTAAGACCGGAAGCGGTGGTAAATGCTTTTATGACACCCTTTATATCTTTCTCACCCGTAATAAGGGCATTGATAGAAGCGGAGTTGGTAGTAATAAGGACCTGCTTATCTCCACCAGATATAGGGAACTCCAGCCTACTAACCGACACTTCTGTGATCTTAATACCTTTTTGCTTGAAAGTAATGGCTTTCATGCTTTCGGTATCGGACTTCTTCACAATTCGGATAGTGATCCTGTCTTCCCTACCTTTCCAAGATGGAGCATCGAAATTCATTTTATCACGACCGACACCTTCCTTCTTGTCCGAGGTAAGCCAAGAACCATCATCCATCTTATATATTTTCTCTCTCGACATAATCATCCTCCTTAATTTAAAGTGTCAACTCCCATTCAACTCCATCATCGACAACCACCTGTACCGTAGCCGTACCGCCTGTGGCTTCAAATGTTATGTCAGTAGGAATAACATCAAATATCTCTTGTACGCCAACACATCCTAAGCCGCAGATAATATCCTTAAACCATCTCTCTTTAGCGTATTTTTTAAGAACTTCTTTAAAGAACTCACGAAGCCAATCTGAATCAATAGATTCCTTAAGTATGGTTTCTATTATTTCCTTAAGCCAAGATTCGTGCATTTCCTCTTTCAGAATCTCTTTAATAAGCTCGACAATGGTTTCTTTATCTAACTTATCAGAAGGCACAGAGCCATCAACGAGATTACCCCCACATATAAATCCTTTGCATTTTTCTGCCATTTCTTATCCTCCTAAATTAACAATGGAACCCATAAGAACTATTTGCTTCTTCTCGGTACACAACCCTCACTTCAGCAAGTTCATCCTGTTGACACATATCCCGGCAGAACCTAACAGTACGACCCTGGACTTTATACATATCAGAAGGTACGACACCCCCGCAATAAGACACAAGCAAAATCTCTGCCGGATCTTTTTTTAGAACCACATGAGAAGTACCGTCAAACACTTCTGTATTGACAGATCCACTTACGTTAATAGCCCTTGAAACGTATTTAGCTAAATTAGCCAAAGCTCTGTTTAAAGGCATACCATGATACAAACCAGCTTCTTCTATATTTTCTCCATCGTAGAATATTTTAGAAGAAGGAATATCGCAATGATGCGGGCGTTCGCACCCACCATGACTGCCGAAACAACCGTTACCTGTTATTGCCATTGTTACTCAAAATATTTATTTTTTGTTTTAAAAATTCTATTTCCCTATCCTGATATTCCATACGGCATATCATCGCATTGATTAAAGCCGTAAGATCAGATTTCTGAGCCAGACTGAAGTAGCCAGCGTTGATGCCGTCAGCGCAGTACACGCAGTTCGTGCAGGTGTATCCGTCCGGGCATGGCACCGGCGTCTCGTCCACATGTGGAACATATACGTGTTTGCCACTTAGATTCTCACCAATTTGTGCACTCTTTTCCATTTTGAAGTTGTTTTTCAAGTTTTTCAACCCTTTGTTTTAAAAGCGTATTTTCTTCAACCATCCTATCCAAAAACTTATCTATGTTTTCAAAAACCAGCTCTATATTATGCATAACCTCATTATAAGGCATACCTGGAGTTAATTTGGATATGAATGTCTTGCATCCTGTATAATGAATGCAATGATCGCTTAAATGACCATACGGGCAATCGCATTCTTTTGGAAGAATTTCGCAATTGTCCGTACAGTCATTACACGGATCAGACCCGATACAGATATTAGATCTCAGAATATCAGGTCTGTCATCTTTACAAGTGTTACAATTCATGACTTTCTTTTTTTTGGTGCAAGATAATAATTTTCATTCACACCATCACAATAAGAAGTCAATCAATGTATTCCAAGCGGTTAGTGCTGCCTTTAAAAACGTATCCGCATCTGTTTTCTATCTCTACATCGGTAATAGGAAGAATAGCATCTTTGCCATAAGTAAGTTCACATTTTGAAATAAAATTTACTATACCTTGATAATTACCATGAAATTCCCTTGCGAGTTTCCTGCCAGTAGGAATCCCTTCTTTATTGGTTTCAGGAATACCTATCAAGCACTTTATCCAGTTTGGTTCATTCTTGTTATTGCTTCGTATTTCGTAGTTCACGATATCAAATACAATACCTTCAAGGTTCTTTACGTCGATGTTGTCCGCATCCATTTTCTTATCAATACGAATCGTGCTTGTTAAATCTCGTAATCTCATGATATTTTCTATTTTTGACATTAATGAATAACTGTCACAGTGTTTTAAAAGACCGAAGTAAGAAGACCAGCTTTCATTTGTAATACACTTCTTCGCGTCTCTGGCTACCCTCTTCCTTATTGTCACATAACCTTTATTGTGTTCAGATACGCCTTTGTTATTACGGTGGAAAACATACCCGCAAAAATCAAGAGGTCTATCCATGTCTGTTATAATACAAGTATGCCTTTTAGATCTTATCTTAAGCTCATACCACCAATAATTCTTAATCCTCCATTTGGCAGTATTAGCATCCTCCTTAGTATAGAAAGCAAGAAAATTATCGTCGGCATATCTCAATGAAAAAGGAGCTATTCTTTTTGCAAGATCATCAAAATCTTTCATAAGGAGATGATGAATAAAAGGGCTTGTAGGGGTTCCTATAGGTAGCTCTCCAGATACGAAACTTACGTCTATTACAAAATCTATAAACTTTTTGTTTGAAATAAAGTTCTTAAGCACTTTTCTAAATACTTTGTCTTTTACATGGTTGTAACATTTACGTTGATCTATAACCAGGCAATACTTCAAATCAAGTCTATCATAATAAACATGCTTCATCTTTTTAATAAGAGACCTTGATTTAGACGATGCTGTTATGCCAAATCCCGGCTTACAATTAAGACCATTCATATTATCCTTCTCATAATACAAAGGACCTAACTTTACTAAAACAAGATGCTGATAGATTCTGGTGGTAAGATCCGGGCTGTTTATTTCACGAACCTTACCATTCTTGTTTTCTTTTACAAGTTTGCGATATTTGATTTTGCTAACATAAGTACCATCTAAATACCATTCATACAATTTTAACGAATTACCATCAAAATCAGAATTGAAATTAACAACATCATTCTTTTTAGAATGGTTTTTAAATGCTGCTTCGCATGCTTCTCTAATATCATCCAAACTTATATCTATATAGTTTGAAACTGATTTCAGTTGTGGGCTAATGACGGGCTTACGACCGTCGCGCATCTCTATCATATTTTTATCATATAACCTCATACGCTTGTCTTTTATTGATTCTCCACTCCTGGGAAAGATTAAAAAGAATATACCCAATTTTTTAGCCCACACAGGGCAAGGCCGCAATTGTTGCGATTCGTATTAGAAGCGGCGTTATTCGCATTCAGATTACGAGGCGAACAATTGCCATTGTTCGCATTACCGCCGAAACGAGCAGCCAATTCTTTTTAACCTTTTTCTCAACCGTTATTTGCTATTTCAGAGGTCAGATCCCAATGTAAAACTTGTTAGCAGACTAACGGATTTCATTGAATAGATTTTTATTGTTTATAATGTTAACTATCTCTGTTGTCTAATGGCATTGCAAATGTATGTATAATATTTTATAGCTACAAAACAATTTGTATTAAATATTTTAAATTTTTGTTTTGTGGCTATAAAATATTATATTAACAAGATACGGCTGCGCCGTGATATAGTATATAAGGCTGCGCCTTAGCGCTGCGCTTATGATGGCTGCGCCATCAATGGGTTGCACCCATCAAACCTGCGGTTGACTGACGTCTAATAACAACTGGGCAAGGCCGCAATTGTGGCGATGCGTAGTAGGGGCGGCGTAATTCGCATACAGAAGACGAGGCGAACAATTGCCATTGTACGCATAACCGCCGAAACGAGCAGCCACTCTGGACTTTATACCAACAGATGAAGCCCAGTAGCAGTTGTCCCATGTATAAAAACATTCTCCTGAATTATAATTTCCTCCCTTTTTACCCTTCCATCCGGTATAAGGGATACGATGTAAAACATGACCATCTCCTAAATTTTGGGTAGTTGCTATCTTCTTATATTTGGATTCAAAATCAAAAACCTCACCATTATTTATAGTAGACCTTTTCTCATATGTCCATTTCTTTTGATCTGGCTCTATATAAATATCAATAGTATTACCTATTCGAGTGACATTAGGATCATTTAAACAAGTCCCTACCTGTTCGTATCCTCCTCCACAATACCTAAAGACATCTCCAGACAAATTCATGCCATCGTACAAAGACATCCTTAAGATAACTTCCAAATCAAATTCTGCCGGTTCGTCATTTTCGTTTAAGGCCGATATAGTGCCGGTCATTTCCTTAAACACAATAACATTCATATGACCTTCAACCATACTCTTGGCTCCCTGGACGTTCTTATACCAATATTTTCCTCCATAAAAATCGAACTCCAATCCTTCCTCTATTCCTGCCTCAAATGCAAAAGAAGCCGCCATCTGGCTTTCCATGCACTGTTCTTTAGGATATTCTGAATTTATGAGGTAAGAAAAATGAGTTTTTTTAGTAGGTTCATAATGTATAATAGAAGAATTTGTAGCCCATGATCCATACAACCATGTCTCTTCTCCTTTTTTACGATACTTTACACCTCCGTATTTGCGATAATTAACATCATTACCTACTCCGGAGTTACTTGATATCCCTGATCCAAAAGTATCTGGATTAGCTAAGTGTTTAGTACCGTACAGCATTTCAAGGTATATGATATAAGCATTCAAGGTCAAAAAACCACCTTCAGAAAAAGGATAAGAAGATTCAGGATCTACGTTATTAACCCTCGAATACTTAGCTATATTGATTTGATTTACATCATTGCTTCTCGGATAAGTTCTTCCATTTAAAAACATCGTGCAGGCGTTACCAACTCCGGCTCCGGATTTACAATTTGTTTCTCCTTCATACAAGAAAAAGAAAGATCTTGCCTTGGAGTCTACTGTACATACCGGTCCAGGAGATAAGGCTGTGGGCGGAAGCACAGGGCACGTCTGGCGCAGGTCAAGTCCGTCCAGCATAGGAACCGTGTCTGCGTCGTACACACCAGACCATATTTTCCCGCTTTTACCAACTACCTTATCAGCTACATATAGACTCTTGCTACATCCTAAGAATATGCTATAATTCTTTGAAGTAGTCTCCCAAGGTCTTAAAATCCTTACCTCTGATCCTGAAGCATTATAAAGTTTTTGACTAATGCCATACTCTTCATAAAAAGCCTTAGCGTCAAATGCTCCGGCATCACAATACTTATTTTTATGACCGTTATCTAAATACAGTTCCACATCGCATTCGGCTCTCATTTCCTCGGTTATGCCCACCGTAGGAGCAAAATCTCCGTTTTCAAATCTAAGGAGATTATTCTTACGAAGCTTTCCTACCGGACGCACTTTGTCTCCGGTATTTTGAGTCATGTCTATAAGGTAAAAATCCCAAGAAGGGAGAAGGCTTTTGTCGCCAACTGATTCCGTGGCTTCTGGAGGAAGCTGATCCTCAGCCCAAGCGGATGCCGATCCTGAAGCACCTTCTTTAAGAACGTTGAAAGTATTACCATCAGACAAAACAAAAGGCTCAGATTCCTCCCCTTTCTTCGATAAAAACTTTTCCCTTTTACCAACTTGATTAACGACGATGTTCTTCTTAGCCTTATTCCCTTCATCGGAAATAGTGTAATTCAAAGTCGTATCAAGACCTTCATTTATTTCAGAAAACACCGACACCAGTTTATCATTCTCACCTTCTGTCGGATTAAATTTTACGTTGCTCATTTTCAAAAATCAAATTTGCATTCATCAACAACAGGCTCGCATTTGGTATTTTCATTAACCCATTTCATGCCCTCTTCTTCCAGTATCTTCTTAGCCTTTTCATTGGCATCATCAACGCTAATGAAAGACGTTACGGTACCGGCGTATATCCTCCTGTATTTCTCAGGAGCCTTCCATCCTTCCTTACAACGTTTACTAAACCAACCATGTTGATCTTCGTTGTAATAAACGGTTTTACATACTCCAGATTCGTTAGCGGCAGCCTGCCCCTCTTGCTCAAGGATCCTCGCAGCTTCGTAGTTAGCTATTTCGGTACTGAACTTAGACCATACACGACCGGCCTCTACCACGTAATGTATAGGCTGTTCTTGCTTTTGACCATCAGGGCAATCATTTTTAAAGAAATCCCCTTCCTGTCTTGTGTTATAATAAACCTTGCAACATCCACCTACTTTATTAGCATACAACGGACCTTCTTTCTCCGCAAACTCTTCCGCTTTCCTATCTGCATCATCTTGGCTTATATCCGAACAAAATTCAGCTTCATGAACGATAAACGTTTCTTCAGAACCAAGATCTTCCGGACAATCCGATTTCTTGAAAGCTTTTCTGTATTCTTTGTTGTAATACATCTTTTTCATGACAAGATCTTATTAAGTTCTTCTTTGAATTTATGAATCTCGTCCGGACACAACCCACATTCCCCTTCACAGACGATTCTTCTCATACGATCTATTTTAAAAACCGTATCCATATCAGGCTTGATACCTACCTTATACTTATGATATTGTAGATACTGATCAGCCTTACATGCTATAAAACGATCAGCACACTCACATAAGTAAGATGAAGGGAAAAGAATTTGCTGTGTACTTCCGGTAGCTGCCATATCACCTTGACGTAAAATACCTGGCGTATTCTTTATTTATGTATTCAGAATAAGTAGCAAGATCATCCGGATCCGGGCACTCGTTCTTCAAATTAACGATCCAGCCTCTTACCAGTTTTTGAATATCAGCATACCTTTTACTTACACCTCCTACAAACCTGAACTTGCGATGAAGGTCTATGATTTTCTTGTCCAATACAGCAAGTTCATCATATTTCTGAATACAAGCCGCATTAGAATCAGCTTTAGGTGTCGTATTCGACTGAGGCTTTATAGCCCGACTTTTATTAACAGAAGCAATGTTGCTTCTTCCGCATCCACATCCCATAATTTATTGATATTTAATTTATTATATTTTGCAACCACAATTTTCACAATTATTGAGAACGTAAATCAATTTAGATGCTTTTTCGTATAATTGTTTTACGTTTTCAAAATTCCCTAATCTCATATTAGCTTCAGCCGCAGCCAGCAGAAACTCTATTTCTTTTATTTTGTCAATAACGTCATCATCCTCATGATCGCATAACACAGTTGACCTGGCCCATATCTTATCTATGTTAAGACGGATCAGATCTGTTTTTAAATACTTTCTGTTAAATGAATAAGAGGAAGGACTGCCTTTTATGGTAATATCGTATATACCATCTTTCAGGTTTTCAAAATCATTTCCGCGACCCGGATTTATGCCAAGAGTCTTACTGTTGAATACATTCAGCTGATTCTTACCAAGATAATAAACATACTTATTCTCATCTTCAGGTGGTACAATCTCTATAATAGCCGGTCTGTCGGCCAATATCCCCCATTCCGACTGATCGGCTATGCGAAGCGTTTTAGGGTTGTTTGTACTTACAACCTCAAAATCAAGATGGATGTTGTTCATGCTCTCTTCCCACCCCATTCTGGTAAGGGAATCATCGTATCTGGCTGTTATATCGGCTCCCTCTACCTCAGTGCTATTAACACGTACCTCAGTACCATTTATCTTGACTCCTACTATTTGGGCCACCAACGACTTAGCCATGCCAAACATAGGAACAATAATTTCTCCACCGTAATCAGTTCCTTCATTTGGATACTGTACTACTTCCGTCTTGTACAGACCGTCATTTCTTCTGGCTACTATTCTAATAACCATCTGATTTTCTACATCATAATTGGTCATTACTATCCTGACATAGAAAATGTTATTTCTTATCTGTGGTAAAATATCGATATAGTTCATACCTTATCTTTTTCTACAAAGATAAGTAAATGAGGTGATAAAAGTTTAAACTATTGGACATTAAATAAAAGGTGAGGTGATTATCACCATATCCGATAATAGACCACAGCGCCTAAGTAGGGGGAGAAGCCCTCGCGCCCAACCCCATACCCCGCCGCCAGCCCTATGCCCCAGCGCCGGCTCTTTTCGTATATTATTTCTTTTTTGTGGTAGATGATCATAGTGTCCAAATTAGGTCTGTATCCGCTTATAACAGCCCGATAATCATCTGTGTTGTATGTTTTTCTTTGTATAGGAATATTGATATAAACAGTGTCTTTTATCGTATCTTTTTCAACTATAGCATCCATAGGGAAAGGTATTTCTACCTCCCCTACGTCAACTATATACTGAGGAACAGGAACAGGTTGGATAATGGTATCTATTACCGTATCTATTTCTATATCGTGTATTATTTCTTTCTTCTTACATGTTTTACCAAACAAGAAAGATATAAAACACAGTAGAATAACTCCTAACACATGCCCTACCCTCATTTTTTGCAAACACATTTCTTACCCTCCTTTTTATTATCTAAAAGATCTTGTATTTCACCATTTTTTATACCTTCTTTTAACTCCTCTCCGAATGGAACTTTTTGCCACCAACTTACTTTACTAAAGAAGTACTTAACGCCTTTTACTATCATCAAATCAGGTGCAAGGTCGCCGAGGCGCTTGAATGCCATTCCACCGTATAATATTAAGGCAAATATTGTAATCCACTGAAGAAGCATGTCTATAAACTCTGGGGATTTATGCCCTCCCATAGACATAATAAGGTCCATTCCGGATATGGTAAACAACCCGAAAGAACAGGCCGCGAACTCAAGAAGAATTTTCAAAACTCCCATTTCGCTTATGCATGTCAATATCTTAAAAGGTCTCTTTCTCTTTCTTCGGATATAGCAGTGCTTGATACTTTTTATAGTAGCTAACAAAAGATTTATAGCTAATATAAACAATATAGAATATATAAGGTGGTGAATCTCCTGGAAATTCATCCACAATGCTGATAATCCGGAAATGAGAAAAGCCCAGAAACTTTCTAAATTCATCCTTCCTACAAATCTGTAAGCCATATTAGAACATAGTTACTTTCTTGCTACTTCCAAGAGAGTCATATACGTCAATATGGACCCAATTGGTACCTGATTCTAATCTAATAGGACAAGGAAGTAAATCCTGCGACTGAATTATTTTATTCCTTGCCTCCTCCGCCGTCATACCTTTAGCATCGAAATCGATGGCTGCCCCAAGCATATGAGGACTGACATACAAAGACCCTGATACGGTCTTGGATTTTACTATATCCGAAATATTGTTCCTAAACCCACGCTCATCAAACCTTCCACCCGACTTCCAGGTATTAACCGTCATCGGCGTTTTCAATATGTCTTTCCTTAAAACCAGTATCGTGTGAAGCAATTCAGTTCTTAAATACCTCCAGCAAAGATCTTTGTCTCTACCGTATTCTTTAGGACCAACTAATTCAACAATACTAAAATACTGACTCAATTCTTTTATAATATCACTTCTTTCCATAACTTAACCTTTTTCACAAAGATAATCAGAACCTTACCAAATATTAAAATAAGCAGAGTTTGGATTAAAGAAAAACCCCTGCATAAATAAATATACAGGGGCCATCCATAACATTAACAACAAATTACGACCTAAACAACCCTTACGTATCCGGCTGATACAAGATCAGAAAGATTCTCGTAAGCCAAAGGGATGCCTGAATCTCTTATGCAAAGATACTTAATTTCTTTGTCTATGTAATACTTTCCGTTCTCTAAAATAGAATTATATACCCAAGGAATAGGATCGTCTACGGTACCTGAATGCTTTTCTTGAACAACCATATACAGACTTTCGGCTCCACCTCCCTGACCAGGAACCCAATCAGCTTGTAGATTGTGATTTTGCCTTACTTCAAACAAAGTCCAATCCAAATCTGAAGGCTGGTTTTTACTACGAAAACGCTGCCCCTTTACAACAGCAGTTCCCATAGGAAGACCTTTGTCGCCATAAACTCCATCCTTATCCCAAATAGGATACAATCCTTTTATCTTAAGAGCAAGACTCTGGTCAGTATTCTCCAACATAGCCGGCGTATTGATCATCGCCCTCATGTACATGGCTGTAGCCTTCTCCGGATCGTTAGCTTCAAGGATCTTATTTTTTTCTATGATCTGATCCTTTGTCCTTGCCAACTTCTCAGGATATCCTTCATCCACTTTCATAGATTCAACTTCACTCCTGTCAGTTTTAGAAGCTATTTCCTTTTCTATGGCAGCAGTACGATCATCGCACTCAGATTCATATACATGCATTTCATTCATTGCCGTATTAGCAATATCAAGCTCATATTCTGAATCTGCTACAGATACGGTGTATATCCCGCTCCCTTTTGCTACATCAATATCGTTTTTAACCTTCTGCCTCATGCTGCTGTTATACCATATCTGTTTACCATCCAAACTATAAGAACGGACAGCATCAGAATAAGCATATTCCCTGGCCTCAGAAACTTTCTTGTCCTTAGCCTTGGCAAGCAACTCCTCTTCAGTTGGTCCAGGAGGCTCCGGGTCAAGCTGCATGGCAATAACTTCTTTCACACTCGCATCCGGATTGTCTTGATGGAATCTTTCTTGATCGGAGTCAAGTTGAACCCATTTACCATCTAAGAAATCTTGGTAAGAATACCCTACTTCGTAAGAAGAGGAGTCCAACTCGTATCCCTCCCAGTAAAAACCTTTTACGTTTTTATTTACATAAACCATACTCTATCCTTTCTATTAAGCTTGTTCACCCACTCTGATAACCAACTTATCATTGATATACCAGATACTTAATTCTATAAAACTGTTTTTAGGTACTATTACGCTATCGCCTGACATACTCTGGAACTGGCCAGAGGTAGGAAGTGGCTGTGTGATGTCTGTGCCGGTGGTGTTGTTGACCCGCACCTGCCACTCCCTCCCAACATACTCAGAAGATACGGTCATAGACAGATTCGTAGCAGAAGCTACGTTAGCTATGATATTATGAGCATATTTAGGAAGATTAGCCAATGTTGTAACAACCTTAGGGGGCATAGCCATAAAATTCAAATAAGACAATATCGTATTAGACAACGTAACCATATTGTTCATAGCCTCATATGTCTTATCTTGAATAACAACAAAAGTCCCCACCTGAATTTCTATATCATATTCAGATGCGCCTACCGCTGAGTCGGTATTAGCAAATGAGGCAAATACTATTTTTAATTTAAAATTATTTTCAAAATTATTACCTTCTAAAAAATAATTCAAATAATAATAATCACCATCTAACTTACCTAATGTGATATTGTTATTGTATGCATCTAAAACTTTTGCAAACGAAGCTTCATCAAGTGTTCCTGAATTACCTGAAAACATAGATAGATCAAGATAATTCGAATCTACTCCGGTACTTACCATACCAAGCGATTCAAGCACCTTACCACCACCTTCTTCAGTAACCAAAATATATTCATTATACACGTTTTTGGTTTCTGTAGATGCCACATCATCTTTTACAAGATACATAACATTATCCTTCGCCTCTTCAACAGCAGGAAGTCTGCTAACAATCTGCTTCTTCCACCCTGCTGCCGATACAGCATCATCTATATACCTCTTGTTTACGTAATCACCCCATGTCATGTTACTAAGAAGAGTCTTGCTACCGTCTTGACTTCCAGCAGGGGGAGCCGGGATAAGGCCTCCCTTCCCCGACTCCGAGCCTGTTCCAGGAGCGGCCTGCACCACATTCTCAAGTCTGGAATCAACCTCCAAACCTTCGAATTTACTATTATAACCTACTTCTGCCATTTTTTATTTCTTGTTAATTTTGTCCAACAACTTCTTGATCTGGTCTACGATGTCCATCACCGCGCCAACCTTGTTTTTTACGTCCTCAACCTTTTGATCAATCTTAGAATCCAAAGCCTTTAAACGATCTTCGTTTTTACGATACACTAAATACAGGGATAAACCGATGATTGCTATCGTAAGGATATTAGCCAAAACGCATCCGATTATTATCTGAAACATGATGATTATATGGTAGATAACGCTACCACACGCTTTAATTATTCAACTTTTTACAAATATAGCAATTGTCTCAACCATAACAAGATCAAAGACGCTCGTTATTAACATCGGACACCCATTCTTTAGATGAAAGAACAGATTCAAATTCAGAAGAAGGGCTGTCATATACCGGATACGGATATTGAGGATCATCATCAGCCTGCGCGTCTAAAGACTTAAATAGCTGATCATAATGATCTACATGTAAAATAACTTTAGAACCGTCTACGCTCGCTCTTGGGCTGTCTATTCCTAATTCGAGTCTCTTTTCTTCAGATACGGAATCATATACTTCTTTTGGTATGATAATGAATTTCATATTACTTTGCTTTTAGGGTTTGGAGGTAGTTGTAGGCTTTGATACAGTCGTCTTTGGAGAGGAGTTGATCGTTGTAGATGCCTAAGTTTTTAAAAGCTATTTGGGTATAATTATTTAAGTTAAATCCTATATTCAAACTTGATTCAACGATCGCAAAATTTTGATCTGCGGTATATTCATACTCAACCCAATTTCGATCATATAATCTACCATCTGAGCAAATAGCATGCAATGATTTAGTTCCAAAACTTTGTAAACTACGTGGATTATTAATAGATATAAGCAATCCATTAGCAATGTTATACAGATAAACATTTTGAGCTTTTACAATGCCACAATTGATCTGAACATTTGATAACAATTCCCAATCTCCAACAATCGTCCAATCTTCGTTCATTGTAAAACTAGAGCTCTGAACTTTATCATCCACCCCATCAGTAACCAGATAGCCTTCGTATTCGGGGATTTGCTCGATGGTGATGTCACAAGAATCTATAATCTTATTTATCCTATAACCAATTATAGGATTCTCAGAAGAATCATCTAATATATCTATATCATATATTCCGTCTTGTGATATTACTTTTAAATTTACACCCGATCTACCAATTACAAAACTGGCCCCTTCTGGCAATCCAGTTATTCTAATTTTTTGTTTTAATTGCTGTCCTGTGGTATAAATAAAATCAGCATGTTCTTCCCTTATTACTGATGTTACATGTATTTTAGATGACGTAACAGTAAACGTAGCTCTATTATCAACTTTATTCCAAATTGAATAATTTTGCTGATATAATCCATACCCGCTCCCTTCTGCAAACCCAAAATTCGACAGTATAAGATCATTACCATTGCCCGTAATGTTGGCAATAGTAGCACGATCTTCGTCTTCGTTGGTTTTGCCGGTGACAGTCCATGCTTGGTCGGGGAAGAGCCAAGGATATTGCTTCTTATACCAATCAAGAACCTTTGCGTCCTCTTCATCTGTAGAGAAATGCCCATTACAGATTATCTGACCGGCGATAGCAACTTGACTCCACTGCCCTCCTGTATTTCGCCAAATAAAATATTTGCCTGGATTTGGAACAAACTCTTTCGATAGGGCTTGTTTAGCTTTGCCTGTAATCAAATCCTTTACATACATAGTTTCAGGATCCCTCTTACAAACAACAAGTGCAAATTCGAATAAATCAACGGGGACTGAACCGGACCATTGATTAGCTGAATCGAAACCAACACCTTTTGACGAAGCACCAGAAATTAAAGAGAAATCTTTAGTACTACTTTTACCGCTTATGGCACCACTGTATTTAAGTAATATTACTGGGGTGTACACTGTATAGGTATCTTCGAAGTTAAGTTCCTTCTCTGTAACTGCAAAGTCGTCTACTCCGTCACCGAGGATAAAGCCGGGGTAGAGAGGTAGTTGTTCGATGGTGATGTTGCATGATTCCTGTAATTTTAAGAACCTGAATCCGTAATAAGCATTTTTAGCTCCAAAATCAAAACTTGGTAGATGATATATACCATCATTTTCAATTCTCATTATAACAGTTGGTTGTGCCCCATTCGAAACATATTCAATTCCTTGTCCGTCTGTTAAACCAGAAACTTTGATAGTACATGATAAAACCCTAAATCCAGTATCACTTAGTGATGATTGATAAAATAATTGAGCTAATCTATTATCCTTTATTGATCTTGCATTAAAAGACTTATAAGTCCAAGTAGTATCAATTCTTGATGCTACCTTATACCATTTATTGCTATCATAGTTCTCGGTATATCCGCCAACCCCGGACATCCCAGACCAAGCGAAATTCTTCATTTGCAAGTCATGTCCATTACCTGTCTTATCTACCCACACAGGATTTTTAGACATTTCTTCATTAGTAAGACCTAATGCTGAATAACGAGCTACAATTCCTTCTATATCAGGAAAAGAATCCACTCTACATGGTAAGTCTGATATCATTTTAGCATACTCTTTAAAAGGTATGGAAGTAGGTACATCATACCCTTTGGATATAAGGGCTTGCCTTATATCCTCTTTGGTATTGATGATCCTCATTAACTTATCTGATATGGTTCCCATTACACTTCCTCCCCATTTATGTAATCCAATACCGAACCTATATCTCCGATGTCCGATTTTATTGACTCACCTTGAGAATGTATTTCAATAAGTTTCTGATATAAGGTGTTATCCCCTATACGATTCTTATCTGTAGCTTGTTCTTCTATTTTGGATATCGTATCAGGATCTTCGTACTTAACACCATCAGGGCCATACCATTCGTCTGTTAAATTCGTGTATTTATGACGAACTGGAGTCGGTTTAGACTCCAGTGTTACTAAAAAATATTCGTTACAGCTCATGACAATAAGATTTAGTGGTTGCAACAATTACATCTACAAACTGTTCTCACGTAGCCAGAGGGAATGGCAGCCAGCTCCGTCCCTACGGCTATCGCCGGGTCAGTGCTTTCCATGACCGTAAGCGCCATCTTGTCCACGTCAAGGTCATTGTCGTAAACAATTTCTCCCTCAACGTAAATGCTCCCTGCATCAGAAACGTAGCAGTTTTTCACCTGTCTTATATGGCGCTGTGTAGCAGACGCAAAATCACACTCGATACTTAACCACCCTACCGGTATCTGATCGATATTGGATCCGATATTGTAATCAGGATCGGTTGTTTTAAGGACCATATGCCTCAATTCCCTTGTATTTCCGTATCCGTCCATTGTTATGTATGTCCGTATCTGAACCTTGCCCTTTTCCGTCTTATAACAGTTTTCTACTATTTCTGTATCGGATGTAGTAGCATCAGGGAAATCGCAAACAATACGCTGCCATCCTTCTTGTATTTTGTTGAATGTGGCACCTCTTTGTATATCAGGATCGGTTGTTTCCATAACAATAAGATACTCGTCCCGGACTCCTATTATGCTATCTACCGACCTATATCCTCCAAGATGTATTTTACCACCAGGAGTTGTATAGCATTCATCTACAGACATAATATGTCTTTCCGTAAGATCAGGAAAATCGCATTCGGTTTTCGCCCATTCGTTAGGTATCTTATCTATTCTCGTCCACTGAGGATAAGCTTCATCCGTTGTCTTAACAATATAATAATACTGTTCCCTTACACCAAGAACAGCATCAATAGACTGATAACCTTTTATATTAACCTTACCGCCATCCGTCTTATAACATTCATCCACTTCAACAATTTCCCGGTCCGTCATGTCAGGAAAATCACATACCATCCTCACCCAATCTTCGGGAATAGAATCCAGCACGGTCCCTACCTTAATATCAGGATCGGTTGACTGAAGGACGGTGTAAACCTCTTCCCTGGATCCAAGAATATTATCTATGGCTATCAAGCCTTCTACCTGAACTTTCCCTTTTTTAGTAGTGTAACATTCAAGAACATAAGTTACATCTCGTTCTGTCATGTCAGGAAAGTCACAAACCATTCGAACCCAATTCTCTGGAATTAGCTTAAAAACATGCCCGGCAGGGAAATTATCGTCAGTTGACTGAATAACGGTATAAATAGATTCCCTGATGTTTATCTTGTCATCTATGGCTTCTAATCCTTCTATTTCAACCTTACCATCAGGAGTTTTATAACATCTGTTGACGAACGTAATGTCTCGTTCTGTCATATCAGGAAGATCGCAGTCGATCATAACCCATTCGTCCGGTATTTTAGTAAGAACCTTACCTACCGGATTATCCATGTCGGTACTGTCGGTAATTCTATGGGTTTCTTTAAGAACATCCATCTGATCATTAAGAAGATACCAACTCCATACTTCAACCTTTCCACCAGGTGTACGGTAACAGGTTTTGAAATCTTTGATAACTTTCTCAGCTATGTTAATCCACTCCCATTCGGTTGTAGCCGGAATACCAGAAACAGGATGCTTCTTGCCTTCTTCGTCAAGATACCAATAACAGCCATTTAAGGACACAACCACTTGGTAGATTTTGTCCCCTATTTTTATACCGGATTTGCTGTCATCTACCGGTTGGGAGGAACCCCATTTTCCAACTATGTTGGTTATTTTATCAATGCCCCTACCAAAGGCACCGGATAAAAAATCCACGCCATTCATATGAAACTAACTTATTTCAAATTGTTTTATTACAAAAAAGGGGGTGGAGGACCAGCCTCCTCCCCCTTGGGATATATAGAAAAAAGGAAAATCAAATCTTGCAGGGCTTGATATTTGCCGAAGCAGCTAACAAGTCCATAAGGTCTTGAATACCTTCGTGAGCACCGTACGGTACATGGAAGTGTACTGTAATATGATCATCAATTACCCTACCGAAGCCGTTAGAATAACGCGCCGGCTTCAACGTTACTGAATAATCAGCATACGGAGCCAACAGGTCTAAGCGGGTTTCTTCGTTGGTAAACATCCGTTCCATAAGTTCTTGGTGAGTCTTACGGAAGTCGAAGAACATACGTTGTTCGCGTTCTTTATCCAGCAATTCAGCGCCAAGGTGAGTACGCGGAGCCCAGTGCTGTTTGTATTCGGTATGGATCGGGTTGAAGTACGTGCTGATAGCCTCGCGCTGTTCATCCGGATAACCACCATTTACAGCAATACGAACAGATCCTTCTTGGAATGTCAGACGGTCAATCAAACAGTCAGACGGAGAAATCATGTAGTCAATACCACGGAACAAAATACCGCATTTGCAGTTCTTAGGAAGCGGGTCTGCGATAATAGACTGATCTCCTGCTACAGCACCCAAACGTTTCCAATTACGTCCACGATAAGATTCGGGCGCTTTCGATACAAAGAAGTCTTTGAAAATTTTATCGCATTCGTCGCAAACCATGTTAGTAACTACAACTGTTTTAAACTTGTGCTGACATCCACCGGGTGTACCATAATCTTCGATTGTCAGATACGGGAATGCCGCCTGTAATTCTGCTTTTGCACTACCACCACATTCATCATCCGGCAACGTGATTTCATAAGCTTCTTTCGAAATCTTACAAGAACCACATGCTTCCCAGCTAACAGTAGTAACAGTAGGATTGCTACACATATCTGCTGTTTTAGCAACGAACGTTACTGTGGCTGTCGGATTAGTTTCTACAAATGCATCGATATCAGCCTTCGTCAGTTTCTTGCTTACGGCCACAGTGTACATACCTACTCCGCCATCTTGGGCTGCTGTTTTCTCGGCAGTGCTACTAACGGCATTCTTAATGCTTTCTACTACAGTAGACTGATCAACGCCATCATCCTCTAACGTTACGGCATAAATCAAACCGCCGTCTACCTTAGTATATCCTTCAGGACACTCTTCGCAGCCTTTCATTATAGAAGACAGCTTTTGAGTATAATCAGCAGGCTTACCACCTTCTTTCATCACCTGATATTTGGAAGTAGAAAGATGACGTCCAACTCTCTTGATATCCAAACCAGGATAAGCAGCCTTAAGCTGAGCCAGGGCATAAGCATCACCGGTATCACACATTTCCATACAATAGAAATTCATGTCGGTTTCCACCGGAGTTTTTTCCAACTCGTCACAAGAATGGATAGGATGGATTTCTACAAAATCACCTACCTTTCCACCACCTGCAATCGGCTGATTCTTGATACGTTCGATTGTTTTCAAGATAGCAGCCAAAATATCAACATCTTCGCAAGGATCACATTCTGAACACATATCCTCACGACCAGGACAGTTTTCGAAAATGATGTAATCATCGATATTCACCTCACCCATCGGATAACCACGAAGCTCGAACAAACGTCCTGTCAGCTTAATATGAATAGGGATACGATCGCCTTTTCTTGCTGTAATAGCAGTATTATCGTCAATTCCGTTATAACCGAAAATAACTTCATCTACTTTAATTTCTTTGCTCTTCGGAGCAGAAGCATACACTTCTATAATTTCATCAATAGCAAACGTAGGTGTAGAGAATGATTTATCATCAGATACACGGTCGTTCACCATCTCATTACGTCCAATTCTGATCTGGAAACGTTGTTCGTCCTTACGATATCCTTTCAAGTCTTTCAACGCTTTCAAACCATCTTTAGTCTGCTCACCATCCAAATCATAGATAGCGATCTGACCTTCTTGAAGCAACAAAGAATCTACGTCCGCCAACTTAGCGTGCGGAGGACAGATAATGTGTCTGTCATACGGTTTATGGATAGCCATAGCCTTATAATATTTTAAAAATTAATATTCTGTTATCTGTCTCAAAAATAGTGATAGTCATATAAGCAACAAAAAGCATTAGGAATTAATTAATTCTTAATGCTTTTTGATAGTCTTTAATTTAGGACACGCCTTTATTCTGCTATAAAGGAGATTGGACGTTGTTTGAATCTATTTGATAACGTCCATATTCGCTTTCATTCAAAGCAAATTGCTTTTCAATCATGTTAAGGATAATACCAATTAATTTATCATCTAATTCAGGATCTATATCAGTTGAATTAGAACCATCGGATTTAATATATCCTTCGATATCAACTTCCTTCGGATAGCGGTAATATGTAAGGTAAACGGTGTCTACATCAAAACCATACTTATACACCCTTACCGAATCTTCGCCTATTGTATAGAATGTTTCCCTAAAATCAAAATCAGGTTTGTTAAAAAAGTCGGCAAGAAGCTCATGCGGGTTTTCGTTCTTAGCCTCCCACATGGTAAAATCAGTGACCGTGCATTCACCTTTGGTAAATACGCCTGATATGTTTGAAAAAGAAAAGAAATCAGAAGGCAATGAAAACAAAGTGCTTTCCGGATTATCTTTATCTCCTTTCTCGTCAAGTTCTTTTGAATACACAACTAACTTTTGGATATAACGTATATCCTCTTCGTTTTTCTTATCAAGGATATAACGAACAAGGCGGTTTTGTTCGTCATTAAAAAGCTGAACAAAACGTGCCTTGTCAAGTTTTATACCACCGTTGGTCATGTTTTCTTCAGCCTTCTGTAAGGCCCGAAGATAACAATCAACAATCTTCATAAATTATTCTTTTTTATCAGCGTATTGATCAATATCAAAACCTTTTTCGTCTTCCTTTTTCTTCTTGTCAGACTTAGCTCCTTCTATTTTTTTATGCTTGTTCTTTAAAGCATTATACGCTTCCAGAACACGTGACTTGGTTTCTAACATCGACTTATTGGAAGCAAGAGCCATAGACGCAGAGATAGCGTCGGCGCCCAGGAGCTCGCCATTCAGATACAGTCCGTCGGTGTTGACGGTGACAGCCAGTCCCTCAACCATTTCCCTAATCATACGATGGAATTTGATCACCTGCATTCCCTCAGAAGATTCATCATCAGACAAGAACCTTGAGCTTGCTTCTTTATACATGTCAACATTAGTATTCTTGGCATCAATCCAATTAGTGAATATGTATTGAACCATGCTCTGATCAAGCTCTACGCTATATATGATATCAAGATACAAAAGCAGATCATAGATGCTTCTCCTTTCAGCCTCGGATCCTTTCAGTTTGTTCATGAACTCGTATAAAATATCAGCCTTGTCAATCTGACGTTGTTTCCTGATATCTACGGCCGTAGTCTTGTCTTCTACACAATAATAAGATTCAACGTACATCGGATTACCGTCTTCCTCTTTAGGAGTAAGAGACTTGGATAAAATAGCTATATACAGCTCAAATAAATCACGAACGTCATTAGTGTAGAACAAACGACCATCATATAAGTCAATTCTGTAAGAATCCCAGAAATCGAAGTTCTTTTGGTCCAGGTCCTCATTGACAGTTTCTTCAAACGGATACCGAATATTCTTAATACGCATATCCATTTCAGCTTTCTTGTCTTCAAGTGAGTAACCTTTATAACATGCTGAATTGATGAAGAAACCGGTATCATACACCCTAAGATCCTTATCCCATCCACAACAAGATACTGTCTTGTTCCCAGGGAAAGGAGTCTTGGAAATACCTCTTTCCTGATATCCGGAAGGAGCTTCTTCATCCATCTTACCTGTTATAACATAAATAGAGTCGGAATATATCTTCATTCCTCCTACGGTAGCCAGCAGTTTCTTAGACTCATGGCTTTCTTCAAAAATCTTTTTTCCCATTTTTTTATATACCCTACGTCTTTTCATATATGAAAAGACTATGTTAGAAACAAAATTTGCGGCCGGTTTTAAAGCCGACCGCAAGTTAATATTAAAAGTTATGATTACAAAGAGCTTGGTAACAATTCAATTGTTACGAACCGGCTGGTATCTTTTACCCAACAAGCCGATACAGAATGGCACCAGAATTGTTCTGACATACGAGGATGGCTGGATACAATTTCTTGAGCCGATACTCTGGATGACCATCTACCTTGTTCGTAACCCCACCACATAGAACCGATATCAGGCTTAACGTAGAATACGTTGCTGTTGATATTACCAATACGAGCTTCGGCTGAAGCAGGGATGCCGGCGAATGCATTGGAATATTCAGGAGCGGTCAAGTCTTCCATAATACATGAATATGATGTGATAGGAGTCATACCGTCTACCAACTGGCTTCTATCTACCATATCAACGTAATCCAAAGAAGGTTCGTGTTCTACAATAACCTTACCAATACCCGGAATAGTAACACCCTTGATCTTTACAGTTCCTAATTCAAGAGCATCGTTTGATCCTGTTACCGGATTATTGATAATACGTTCTGTACCCATAAGCGGAGCCAAGGCACCCAATTGAGAGAAGAACTCATCACGGAAGATTTCAACGATGTTCTTGTAAGCCATAGCACCTACCTTGAATTTCATTACACGATTTTCAATCGGCATATCGCTACGACCACGGAAAATATAGTCAGCAGCAGCCAGGAAGTGTTCGCGCTTGATACCGCCCGGACGTGCATATGAGATAACGAAACCACGGCGAAGTTGATGGTACAAACCTTCGTTTTTCATCAAAACACCATTATGACCCTTAACTCTACCTCCACGCATGAACATAAGTTCGTATGCTTCCATCTTAGCCAACTCAGCCAAACAGAACAAAGACACTGTATTGGCTACACGTGCCGTACGCATATCAATGCTTCCGTCACCAAGACGAGAACCGATAATGGCATAACTTGCATCACCTCCTCTGATTTCAGAAAGCTGACGAACTTTCTGGTAAGCCTTGTCGATGAAATTCTGTGTACGTTCGTCCGCATAAGCCAAAGACTTAATACCAGCGTACATAGTCGTTTCACCTTCAACACCACGGTGTCCACCAAGCGTAAATTCACAAGTCATAGAACCGGCCTTAGAAGCACCTCCTACACCAGAGAACTGAGTAGAGAACTCACCAAGAACGTTTGTTACCTTCCAATATTTAATACCGGCACGAAGCATGTCTTTCGGGAAGTATTTAGCACGAGAACGACCCCACAGCTTACACCAATATCTCCAGTTTTCACCTTCTTGTTTCGGAGGGCGCTCTGTAGAGATAAGAGCCTGGCAACCGTTAATCACATCGTAAGTAATAACATCTCCTTGTTTGAATTGTGCATTCAACACAATTTCGAAGAAGCTTTCATCAATACCAGGTTTTGCATATTTCAAAGACGTGTCTTCTACTGTAACCACCTCATACGTTTCTGATACCGGAAGATCATAACGGAATGAACCATTGATACCATTTACGGTAATAGTAGCATCCTGTTTAATCATACCCATATACATAGGCAGAGGATAGTTTGTAATGTTAGAAAACAACTCAAGCATACCCAGATGGTTCTTATCCGGATCTTCGTAGTACCAATCTTCTAAAGAGCTAAGATCGTGCTCTACGATACTTTGCTTAACGACTTTAGCGTCGGTATATCCAATCACCGTGTCACCATTCATGGTGGCCGGGAAATTTTTTGTTAAAAGTACATTAGCCATGAACGAAAAAATGTTTTAATTTTTAATCTATACTGATTTCATCGAACTTCACACCTTGAACTTGATCACCTTTATCATCTACCGGAGCTACCCTCTTGTCTTTATTTGTGTGGCTGATGAGCTTATAAATTTTCTTCTTCTCATCAACTACAGCTTGATTCGACTTCTGTTTTATGAACTCTCCTGGGTTCATAAGAAACATAATCAAATCTGGCGCTTCTTCCGGATTCATCATCATCTCCCTTACCCTATTAAATGCCTTGGTAATTCCGGGATTCGATTCAGAAGGTTTTAGAGCAAAATCAAGAGCTTTAGATACCATAGTGTCATTTAGCTGATACTTTGCCTGGATAGAAGACTTAAGGTCTTTCTTATACCTTCTAAAATCTTCTGCATCCTTCGCCTTCTTTTCGGCAGCCTCTTTAGTACGTTGCTGGATAATATCATCCATTCTCTTATCAAGCTCAGCCTTATACTTTATAGCCTTTGCTTCAACATACTCTTCACCTTTATTGATAATGCCTTTGAAAAACTCATCAGCTTCATCTTTAGGCAACCCAAGAAGATCAACATAATGGCGAACGATCTTTATCTGATCTGCTTTGTTTTCAATGTCAAGCTTTTCTATCGGAGCGACATTCGTATCATATTGCTTAAGAATATCAACGATATTAGCGCCAGCCTTATCAGCCTGAATAAGCTTCTTGGTAATATCAGAAACAGAAGTAACATCTATCTTATCCTTAACAATATCCTCTTTCTGGCTTTCAAGGACTGTAGATAGTATGTCACACAACGAATCTTCTTTACTAAAATCAAGATCATTGATAGTAATCTCTTCGCCGTTTTCACCGCTAAATACCACATCTTTCAAATCGGGAATGATCCCTCTTGAAGAAAGGGCATCCAATACTTTTCTGTAATTGACAACCGGGGTCTCTACCGGATCCTGTTTAACGTCAACCACATTCTCTTCTCCTTTTTTATCCTCTTTAGGATCAGGAGTAGGATCGACAACCGGCTCTTCTTTAATTTGAGAACCTTCTTCTACAGGCTTCTCATCTTTTTTAGCCGGTTCATTACCATTAATAGGCAGAATATCTTCTTCCCTATTATAAACATCATCAACTGGACCGATACTAAAAATATCGTCCAATTCTACTATTCCATTTTTTTCTAATTTTCCCATACTGCAAAAATATTTAAATACCTATATTTCAGACAAAAAACTTATAAGTGTTTAATCTTCACTAAAAATTAAACATCCCCAAATTTTATTAGAGATTTTCTAATGAAATTTGGGGATGTTTAATCCTTAATTCTTATTGATTCCGGCTACATACCTTTTGGTGGCATCTTCCCTCGCTCGTTGAGCAAGCTCTTTGGATTTTAATTTTAACTCTTCCATTTTCATTCTCATTTCATCATCATGAAGTTTGGAATCGTTTTCAATTTTCTTATCCTCTATCCTTTCCTTGCTTTCTATATCAGCTTGCCTTACGGTCTGATCTGAAACAGAAGCCAGGAAGTTGAGGGAGGTGGCGTCGCTCTTGGCGTCTGCCGCCCTGCCTGCCGCCTGAATCTTCTCTTGAAGTATCCTGTATTGACCTTTCTTGTCTTCCAAAGCAAGTTCATGCTGACGTTGCTTATCCTTCTCAGCAGCTTCAGCTTGTATCTGTTGCTGGTTAAGCTGCATCTGATTCTGTTGTTGCTGCTGCATCTGACGCTCGTTGTATGCGCGAGTATTCCTTGCATTCTGTATAAGTTCCACCATAGAATCTGATGTGAAGATAGATGCAAGATCGTAAATATCGCCTCCGGCTGTATTTAGCTGCAACATGAAAGTTTTAAATTTCTCAAGCTCATCCCTTTTCTTGGAATTAGATAATGCCTGAACACCAAGATGCCTTAGACTAAGACCGTCGGTTCCTATAGATAAAAACGCTCTGGTAAGATCACTTTTTGTGTACATTACAGAAATATCCTTTCCTTCTTCCTGACATTGTTGAGCAACAGCCAGATGAAGATCCAAAGCGCGTTTCTTGAAGTAACCGAAGTTATCAAAGTATATCTGTGTTTGTAACATAGATGCTGTAACGCCCTGCTGGACCCCGGTGGCGGTCTCATACCTGTTGGGGCCGTTAATTACTTGAGGCGTGATACCAACCATTTCAAAACATTTCATCCTCGACCATTCAGCAAGTTCCATTCTTGTTTTAAGTTGCTCTGTCTGGGACAAATCATAGACAGCAAACTGGTTGAAAGGGACACCACCTTTCGTGTTTTGAGATGAGGTATCTAATGTAAGAGCACCTACAGACTTAGCTACATCAAGAAGGTTTGCCCATATATCAGCCACATCTTCACCCAAATCCTTGTATTCACTCGGAACCAGATTTATATCTCCTAAGAAGAATTTACCGATCTCCTTTTCAAGAATATTGTTTATCTGGTTTATGGAGAAATTATAGAATATTTGATATGGCTGAATCCTGTTAGCCATAGAAGTACCGATATATCCGGCAACAGGTAAAACAAAGTCATAGATGTTGCTATCCCCTTTTATCTGGTGATCGATAGGTTCTCCATCCAGATACAGGTTGTCCTGAGCGAGGGCACCTCCACTTATTTTAACCCCGTACCTTACCTGTGGAACGTAATCTACGAAATAGGTATTAATCTCCGGGTTCTCCATTCCCTTACTCATGGTTCTGGTAATTTTCTTAATACCATTTTCCTGTAAAAAGTCCTGAAGAAGCTCGTCGGTTACCATTTCGGTAGTTACTAATCCGGTTTCAGTTTGGTAGGTAATTACATACACCTGAGCCGGGGATACCCAATATGATTCAGTTACCTGATACAAATCACTACGAACATGCTCGTCGCTTAAACTCTGGGCACGGTTATAATAATTACCATGCTCTAAATTTGGCATGAATCTGGTTCTGTGATATTCGTTGCCATTACTATCGTATCCGGTATATGTGCCGGCTGGAATACCGTAATAATCCTCATAAGCTTTTATAGAAGCATAATCATTATATCCTTTCCAAGGTATTACCTTATTCTGATATAACATCCCTACACTCGCCGATTTGGATAAACTTACATAGCTTCCATTATCACCATTGTTATAAGTACCATTGAAATTATCAGCACCTCCTATAAGCTTTTGCTTGTCTTTTGCCGTAAGAAGATGCCCCCACCTTACTATAATATCATTGGCAGTATAATAATGAACACGACCAATATAATCACCGTACTGCGGATACTTGCTATCTAATGTCTTAGAATAAAACGTATTCAACGGAGACCATCTCTCCGGCTTATAATAGTCGTACCCTACATGATAGTTTCTAAAACAACGACCGGTAAGAAGATAGTCGATGAAATTCTCGGTGTCTATCTCATCCATGTAAAAACGCCCCCTGTCTGCTTCAAGCGTATGAGAACCCCATATAACTTCAGCAGTCTTCCATTTTGTATTCATGAAGTTCTCTATCTCAGGAGGGGTCATAGATGCTTTCACCTCTTGTATCTGCTGAGCATAAGCCTGCTTTTCTTCTTCGCTGGCAAAACTATTATAATCCGGATCCAATCCTCTATTTAATAACTCTTGCCTAACCCTTCTGTCCAATTCCTCTCTAATGTAATTATAAAGGAGATTCTCCTTCGTGGAAGAATACTGATTCACTTCAGATTCGTCCAATCCCACTACATTATACTTGTCAGAAAGGTTGCCCAACCATCCTACAAAAGCGTTTACGATCGTACCTATTATATCATAATGACGTAAGAATGATGGAATATTTACATTGTCCCTTATAGACTGAACATCCTTAAGATAAGGAATTACGTCTTTCAGCTCCATAAAGGATAACTTACCTTCCATCATTCTATAAAAATCCTTGAACTTCTGGTTCTCATCAAGCTGCTTCAAACCAATCAATTCAAGAGAATCCATAGTGGCTTTAAACCACTCCTTGGTTTTTCTCTTGGTAGGTATCGCCTGTACCGGCAAACCTGAAAATACTCCTCTGGCCGGAAAAGCCTGATCTCTATTGAAATATTCCATCCTATTATCCTATTTTTCACAAAGATAAGGAATTTGTTCTCGTCACCTCATTTTATAAGGGTTATGTCTTCTTACCGTAAATCCTTTGACCTGTTCTATCTTCTTGCGCTCTCTCTTATTTTGATTCTCCTTCTGAGTCGTACTTTCAGGCATGTAACCCATATCATCATAATACTTAGCCAGAAGAAGAGCGTGGCCGAAGGCTATGATACGGTCGGTGTTGGTCCCGGGGCCGAAGGCTATGATCTCATCAAGAAGTTCTATATCAGGGATACGGTAAATACCTTTCTGTGTTATTTCATTACCATCATCATCATACCCAACAACAACATCCTCCCAACAATATTGAATAACGGTATTGAAAAGCATACGCTGATTGGGAACCGTAGGAGCCAAACCGAGCTTGTTGTTCTGACGGGCTCCGGCACGGATAATCTTACCGGCAAGACGTTCGCCATCTTCCAGCAACATAAGCTGCTTATTCCGTCTCGTAAGATAAAATTCATACATTCGGTCGGCATTCTCCATAAGACACTTGGCCCCATACGCTTCTTGAAGTATTTCACAATTCCTACAAAAATCATCGGAAGATGGAGGACGTGATGCGTATGATGCTACTATGCAATAAGCAAATGGATCGTTGATTTTTACATATCTTTTAAGTACATAAAACGAACCAACAGAATCAGTATCAGCCTTGTCAGATTTATAGGGGTCAAGCGATGAGACATAAGTGTAATCAAAAACACCTCCTTCTTCTGGTGGATCCTCATATATAACAACAGGAGAATCTATGTTACCACCTTGAAACGGATAATCAGCAAGCTGCTTATCACTAAAATTATACCCCATTTTCATGCCGTCTATCTGATAAATATCCACTGTTTTACCAGGCCTACCTTCTTCAAGAAGACGGCTTTTGTGCTTCAACGCATCTTCTACAGGGAACCTATTTACGTTCGTATTAAGGAAACAATCATCTATAGACAAAGGGAATGCCATTCGTTCCTGGACGTATAAAGCTCTATCCTTTTTGACAAGTTCGTCAAGACGTGATTTTATTATTCCAGTATTTTTATCAAAGTCTGAAACTTTTATTTTTATCTTCTTAAGACCGGGAGCATTCTCTACTCCAAGATACTTATCAAGAGTCGTTTCTTTCTTTTCATACGCATGAGACATCTGGGCCGGAACAAAGCATCCAGATTTACATATACGCCATGTTGGTTTAATAACTCTCTTATTTAGAATATCATAATTCATTATAATAAATCCATATTCGTCCGGAGAGTTCATGATTTTCTGGGCATCTTGAGACTTTTCTACATTACCGCCAGTTCCCGCCATCAAACAAACGCCCCTCATTCTACCATGCATCATATGAGCCGGCCTACCGGCAAGCCATGCCCCAAGCACCGGGAATTTACCTACCTCATCATATATAGACGTATATGGAGTTCCGCCTGCGGTCTTCAATGAGCCTCGTGTCTTTCCATCATCAACGTTGGTGATTCTTATTCTGGCATGAACATCACGTTGATTATTGATGTTTCTTGTACCTAAAACAACTTCTTTAGTCCAGTCGTTACCAGTCCTGTTTATAGTAAGATAAGGAGGAAGATTATCAAGTCCAAACTCAAGATACTCTCCCATATTGGCAAGGTCTTCTTTACTTGCTCCAATAACATTATGCGTCAAATTGTACGTCATTGTAGCATTACGAGCCAGAAGAGAACTCATTATGGCCGTATTATGAGTAACGATATAATTGGTGGTCAAAAATAAATGAGAATCATTATCAACGGTTATACAAGTGGCATGCTCCTTTCCGTATATCGATATGGATCTTATTTTTAATTCCTTACGATTCCTTGATAGTATAAGTTTGTTCCCCTCCAATTTAGCATACCAACCTGAAGCCCAAAACATACGTTGTACAAAATTTATGACATCCATATCAATATGAGACAACGTAAGCTCTTCTTCTCCGGTTACTACGTTTCTGAAAGAACGAATGAAGTTTTCTATAAAATCTTTCTTTTGATCTATGGACGATCTTAAAAACTTCTTACAAATGTATTTATCAAAAAACATATCCCCACCATAGCCACCGAGATAAGCCGCCAGCATCGAGGCGTAGGCCGACGGCGGAACCGGCAGCTTTGCCGTAGGGTAGTTCAGGGCCTCACCTACTGGAATAGACATACTCTTATAATCTAATCCAGCTATGGCTCTAAGACTCCTAACATGCCATTTTCCTCCATGATTGACACGCCATTGATGATTACCGCAGCAAATAACGTTACGACCGTCTTCGAATACGACTCTGTATGTAGTTACTTTCCCTTGAGGATAGACACCTACGACTTCTACCAAATTACCTTTATCGTCATATATCTTATCCCCTACAACGATATTTCCTATCATCTTTTCCCGGTCCTCAAGATAAAGTATCTCAGAGTCAAGAAGGGCTTTTCCAAAACGACGGCACCCGAACATGAATATTCCTTTATTCTCTTCTTCCGCCTGCTTTAGAAATTCGGCAAACATCCATTCATTATCACGAAGCTGAGAATTTCCAGGAATACGATCATCTCCTACGTCAATCATCATCTTCCAGAAATTGATATGCCAGTATAGCCAAGGATGGATAAATACACCATTTATGGTAACACCGTTAAGGAGTTTCATAGCCTCATTCTCCCAGAATTGCTTGACATCATCGTCTTGCTCTTCATAAGAATAAAGGTCATTCCATAACGGGATATCGTTACCCATATTTATATAAAGTTCTTTACTATCAAAATTCATGACAAAACTACTTATCGAGCTTGTTCTTAGCTTCATTCTTAACAAAAGACTGAATACCTGATACTGTTTGTCCTCCTTTTAGGCTTTTCTTGTTTTTGGCAGCCTCAAGCTGATTATAGACATCCATTATCCCACACATCTTAATATAAGATTCAGTCCATTGCATTAAGCTATCAGACAAGCTCTTTTGAAACCTAAATTCTTTCTCCCTCTTATCGGAATCTTCTATTTTATCCCAAGGGTTTTCAGATAGATAACGTTCAGCCTTATCTATCTGATCCCTTAGCACAAGAAGTTTCCGATCTACGTAAGAGACATCATCGTTAGTCGGCTTTCTTACCTTCATTATTAACAATTTTTAAAAAAGCCTCATACTGAGACTTAAGCATATTAAACCTGTCTTCAAGAGAAGATGGATCAACACGATACTTACACATGTTTTTTATTCCTTCCTCAACAGATTCTTCCTTGAACATAACAGAATCAGTATTATTGTCAACGTACATAATAAAATCTGATTCTCCGTCGTTTACTATCCTGTCAAGAACCTTCTTGCTGTCATCATCTATGTTAAGATCATGACCGGCGTTAATAGATAACCTGTAGACGGTCTTAACAGAAGAAGATACTTTCATTATCTCTTGTTGATACAAGTTGGTCATAAACGACTTTTCTTCCAAACCAATAAAGTCTTCCAACTCTATGTTGTCTTCCTCATCCTTCTTCCTAATAATATCCTTAGTTAGATCTTCCATCTCCTCTCCCACCTTATCTTGCGCAGACAGTAGATGGTTGTAATAAGAAATAAGATGTTTTATATCTGAATCAAAATCAATCTTCTTCATTGTCAAGAACCTTTTTATCATGAATAATAACGTCCATCAACTCTATTGATAAATTATAATCAGCCACTTCAAAAAGCTCGCTATCTGTCAACGTCCTTAAAAAAGAAACAGACAATCCTCTTTTCTTTGCAAAAGATCTAAGTACGGCATAGAGAATGTCCCCGGCAGAATAATCTGGGAGATCGTCACAAGATGCCTGCAACATAGAAAATAAGGACTTCCTTTTATCCTCGCATTGTAAATGCCTTGCTTTACCACATCCGCCCATAACTTAACTTTTTTGAATTATAATACCTTCAAAATTAAACGGAATTTTTTCCTCTTTTTGAGACCCATCTTTTTGATAGTGAACAGTCATGTGCTTTACAAATCTTCCTATTCCAAATCCTGCTGTATGTATCTCTATATTGAACTTAAAGTGACGGGAGTCTATGATATTCAAATTAGATGACGTACAACCACAAGATGTCTCTGATGCTGTTATCTTCATATCATGCTTCGACTCAAGAACGAATGAAAACCTTATACTGTTCCCTTTTTCTACCGGTTCGAAAATGATTTCAAATGATTTACCGTCTTTAGAGAGGTCAATATTGTATTGCTTGTCATCTGTAGAAATAACATTAAATTCATCAGAATCCATTGTAATAAGTTCTAACCTGTTCCATCTTGACTTCTCATCATAAAAATCAATAGAATACTGACGATCCATCCACGAAGGACGGGGAAGCCCCTCCCCAAGCGCACACTCCTCTGTCTTGCTCCAGGCCTTCTGCTTGATGAAGCACGTACATACCGAACAACGATTTTTACCTATTTTCTTGCTTACGTATAAAGAAAGAGGAAGCATAGAGTTAGGGACGTTCTTGGTATTGAATTTACATCCCTCACACTTTTCAAGACGTTCCTTGTACCAATCAGGATAATCTTCTTTTTTTCTTGGAAGTTTTTTTAATATCGTATCCATAAAAGCATCGTATATAACTTCCGCTTGCAAAATCTTTTTCATGACTTATCTGTTAAATTCCTGTTCTTGAATATTTTGTATTTCACTAAAACTATGTCCCTTACGAGATTTAAAGATAGATAATTTGTTGTGTTTTATCAACATATCCCCACCTTTTATCTCACCTGAGTCATAAGCATCCTTTATCATCCTTATCTTAATATCAAGGCACTGAAGTTCTTTTTCCTGATACTTAGATAATTTTTCTACCTTGGATTTAAGACGCTCAAGATTGTGTTTGCGCCTCTCCATCTCATGAAGGTTACAAACCATATCACCCACATACGGGAACGATACAGACACGTTATCTGTGTACGTACATAAGTTATTGGCATAAGAAATACTGGCTCTGAAAACGTCACGTATTTGGTTTCGGTCGTAAACGCCCCCAGTCTTATCCATCACATCATCTATAATATGTGACTCAAATGATATAGGGAAATCATTCTTCGGCATCGGATTCAAAAGTTTTATTTCTATAAAATAAAGAAACCAACGCACATTGATCTCTTGAACCCTCCAATACAAAAAGACGGCGCATGTTCTCTATATCCGGGCACAAACACCTTGTCCTGTAATTCCCTTCACGGTCAATCAAAATACCACGCTTCTTCATCTCCGTATCCAAAACCGATACATATTGAAGATCGGTACTAAAACAATGAGAAAACTTCTTCTTGGTCTCATACGAATATCCAAACACAAAATAATAGGCAAGAAGATTTAAATGCCTCGCATCTATGACATTCTTCTCATTACCAGAGGCCATTAGGTATCCGTTATAAAACAGAAGTATCTTCTTAGCCATATCTACCGTATTGGAATAAGGTACTAAAAGCCTATAAGCCCTATTACTAACATCTTTATTATCACTTTCTTTCATGAGATTATCGTTTTGATACAAAGATAAGGATTAAGGATTTATAAATTTAAAATTAACGTATTTTATGACAATAGATTCAGGGTTTGTCCCGATATTTGCACTGTGACATTAAAAAATAAGTTCTTGTTGTTTGATTCTTGAATTTTGTTTCTACATTTGTAGCACGTTACAGATGTAGAAATAAGATAAAATAAAAAACAAGAATATAAAATATTAAGTGTCTTGTTTTTTGTTGATTCTTGTTCTTCATCATCTGTAACGGGGTTTTGGAGATTATCTGCAAAAAGACATGAATCGGATGGATATCTCCAAAAATCCATCCGATTTTTTTTTGTTACAGATTATGAAGCTACAATTAGGTAGAAATATTAACATAAGTCTTAGACTTTTGGAACAGTGGTCATCAGATTCGCTGTTCATGGAATTGTATGCTTTATACTGTATGATAAAAATCTCCCGCCGGGATTCGAGAATAAGATTCAAAAGCCAGAAAGATCTTCTTCATAAACTTGGAATCGGGTATTCGAAGTTCAAGAACATAACAGGACATCCGATGTTTGACGAACTGTTCCGTATGACGGATAGTACGTTTGTAGCAAGAAGATATCGTGTTAATGGCGTACAACTTACTCTCGGGTGCGGGAAAGTGAATATTCCAAAGAATAGGATTTTAATTAAGATAAAGAAAAATGAAATAACAAACCATGAAAAAGTCCTTGACAGGATAAGAGAGGCGATGTTTGTTAATTTAGTCAGAAACAATGAATCTGTACTGAACAGTGGAGAGACAAACTCTCAGGCTGAGGTCGTAGACGGAAGCCACTCGTATTATGGATTAATTGATTCGACGATAAGTAACAAAACAATTGCCTTGTATTTGAATGTAGGACTAACAAAAGCGAAAGAGATTGTCGGTATGGCAATACAAGACAAGCTCGTAAAAAGGTTCGAAAACATACAATTTATAACATACGTAGATAATCCTCGTGCTTACATTGAAGCAAACGAACATAACTACCCAATAGGTAAGCTGATTCCGGTATATAGGCACGGAGCCGTTTTCTGGCAAATAGCAAATACTTGGACCTTGTATAAAAAAGGAGCAACAAACAGATGGTATTTTGGAGAGAAGGATATAGAGAAAGGAGAAAAAGAAAAAGTGAGTAAGAAAGACGATTTCAATTTCTTCTTAAAAGACAATACTCATATCCTACGTTTCCTGAATGCAGAAGAAGTTGTTTCCGAAGATGGCGAAATCCTTGGCATAGATCGTAAAAAGACAAAAGAAGAAGAAGCAAGGTCATTGGCTTCTTCTATGGCTAAAGAAGCGCATAAAGACTTCTGGGACGGATATGAGCGAAGTACACAAAACCAGATTATAAGGAAGTACTATCGCGCTATCATAGCAGAAGACAAGAAGCGCAGAATGGATATGTTCTTAAACTGTCTTAAACAATCATACGACAAGGTTAGTGGGTGGAGTAAGGAGAAGGTAGCCACAGTAAAGGCAGGCATGGCTGATGCGGAAGCCTGCTGTGCTGAGGTAGGGACGTCCGTTGCCGGGGTCTGTGGTAGGGTAAGTAGGAGAATGAAAACCTATAACAATACCGCTACTGACAAAAAGGCAGGTTTTAATGAGGTACGGGATATGTATGCTGAGTTCGCCGGCGAGATGGCTAAAGCGGTGGGGTCGGTAAGCGAAGACATCTATACGTATGTTAAGGCAGAACAGTTTAAGGAAAAGATAGAGAATATGGATATATCTGTCCAATCATTACCTAATTACAATACAACAGTAGGTAATGATAAAGAATTAGATGGTGAATCTGTATTCAAGGATATACCATTTGAAGAACTATCATTCTATAATGATACCTATCTTTATCCTTCATCTCAGTATTCATCATTGTAATGTTTGGTACTTGAGAGAGGGTCTGTTCTTAGTGGTCGCCGACAGAGCCGAAAAACGATAATCTCGTAGAACATCGACGGAAACACCCGTTAGCCACCACTATGCCATAACCATATCTATACGAAACCATATTACTGTCTGATTCAAAACTACTTATCCAACTTATTATTTCTTTTTAATTCTAATTAATTCATTTTATATTTTATGTTTTATCTTGTTTTCGTACTTTTGTTTTGTAGAACAAAATCAGAAAAAAGATGGCTATAAGTTACGACAAAAAAATCATGGAGTGCGTTCTTCGTTCAGTTATGTCCGAAGGTAATGTCGCACAAGGAAAAGCTATTAAGTCTATTTGTAAGTCACCAAAACCGCTGTTTATAACCGGTAAAGGAGGAAGTGGAAAAACAACGTTCCTTAAGCGTATTATACCGGCATTAAAAAATGCGGTTGTTGTAGCTCCTACAGGTGTTGCTGCTGTTAATGCAGGTGGTCAAACCATTCATTCATTTTTTAGAATAGGAATGCAGCCATATATACCTGAAATACGAAAAGGTGCGTTTATGGATAACTGCGAATATAAATTCAACGGAGGTTCGGAAAAGATTCTACAGAATATAAAGTATCTTATCATAGACGAGATTTCTATGGTTCGCCCTGATCTTCTTGACAACGTGGCTGATATACTTCGTCATGCAAGAGGAGACAAGGACCCGTTTGGCGGAGTGAAACTTATTATGGTAGGTGATTTATTTCAACTTCCGCCAGTAATTAAGGAGGATTTTTTTAGAGAAATATACGATACATCTTACTTCTTTAGCTCCAAGTCTCTTATGGCTTCTGGTATGGAAATGGTGTCTTTTGAAAAAATATATCGTCAGAAAGATGAGAAATTCATTAGCATCCTTAATAAGGTGCGTGAAGGGCAGATGGATGATGATGTATTTGATACAATAAACAGCAGATGTATTCAGTCTGATAATAATCAAGGATATGTTGAGATTGTAACTACCAACTCAAAAGCTACGGCTATTAACGAAATGAGAATATCATTGTTACCAGGCTCTTTAAGAAAATTAGAAGCTGTTATAAACGGCGATTATCCTAAAGATGCTCCGGTTGAAAAAACTCTTTTCTTGAAAGAAGGATCAAGAGTTATGATAACAAGAAACGGAGGAGAGTACTTCAATGGCTCTCTTGGTACTGTATTATCTATAAAAAAGGGGGAGATTGAAGTAGTCCTTGATAAACCAAAAGATGATGAGCATACTAAGGTTGTTATAACACCATGTTCGTTTGAGAAAGTAAAATACGTAAGAAACGGATATAAGATAGAATCTGAAGTAGTAGGAGCTATTATTCAGTATCCTATAAAAATAGGTTATTCTATCACGATCCATAAAGCCCAAGGCCTGACATTGGATGCGGCTATGATGGACGTATCTAATTCTTTTGAAACAGGACAGCTATATACGGCTCTTTCAAGAGTAAAGTCTCTTGATGGATTATATCTTCGTCAACCTATTCCTAAGACGGTAAAAACCAGCGATCAGGTGGTGATAAACTTCTATAAAAGGACTCTTGGTAATGGAGGTATTGTGAAACCGGTTCCAATGGAAGAGCTTGAAAAGTCAATGATTAATTTGTCAACCGGATCTGAAATAGATTTTGCAGAGTTTAATTTATAAAAAATATAGTTATGAAATTTGGAGAAGCTTTAGAAGAAGTAAAAAAAGGTGCGTTGATTGCACGTGCCGGATGGAATGGTAAAGGTATGTTCGTATTCCAGCGCCCGGAAGATTGGTTGTCTACTGATATGATAGTTAATAAAGTAAAGTCATTGCCGGATTCGTTTAAAAAATACGTAAACGATTATTATGACGTAACTGAAACCAACATGATTAAATTTTGCGCTTATCTGTGCATGAAAGATGCTAACGATAATATCGTAAACGGATGGTTGGCTTCGCAATCAGATATGTTGGCTGATGACTGGATGGTGGTTGGTTAAATAATAGGGATATGGCAAGAGTAGATAAAATATTTCAAGACAATTTGGCTCTTATAATGAGCCAGCCGTGGGAAGAGGTAAAGCGTCCGGTCTACGGTGACGGTACAGGCGTCAAGGTGAAGCGTATCCTACAAGTATGTAACCAGTACGATCTTCGTCGGGAATTTCCTCTTGGTTCACTTAGACCTACTAATCTTAAAAATTCCATAAAAGAAATATTGTGGATTTGGCAAAAAAGATCGGTAGACGTCAAAGATCTTGGTCTTCATATCTGGGATCAGTGGGCTGATGATAATGGAAAGATCGAAGGATGTTATGGAGATATGGTGAACAGACATGTTTATATGGGAACCGGAAAAGCTCCAGAGGGTATGACAGATATCCATGATGGTCTTTACGGTTTTCTTAACCAAACAGACTTCATTCTTTGGTCACTCAAGAATGATCGTTCGTCAAGAAGAATAGTAGCATCCATGTTCGATCCTGAAACCAATGGACTAAAACCTCTTCAAGAATGTGCGTTTCAGATCAATTTATCTGTTAAAGGAGATGAGTTGTATATGACGCTTTATCAGCGCAGCCAGGATATGATTACAGCTTCTTACTGGAATGTAGCTCAATATGCGGCGTTGATGATGATGTTTGCTCACGACGCCGGGTTAAGGCCCGCAGTTTTCACTCATTTCATCCAAGATATGCATGTGTATGACCGTCACGAAGAACAGGCAAACGAGCTCCTCCGTCGCTCTCTTTTCGGCCCGGTTCCGCAGGTTACTATCTCATCTCGTATGGAAGGGAAAGGATTTTATGATTTTGTAGCTGATGATTTTGAGGTATGGAATTATGAACCGAAGGAGCAAATAAAATTTGAGATTGCGAAATGAAAATAAGCATAGATAGAAGAGCCAAAATGATTCCTATTATGGAAATCAATGCCGGCGATGAAGTTAATATCGGAGGCTTCGATTATGTTGTTGAAAGCATAACTCCATGTAGGAAAGGATCTTATTCAGATGCGTATGGAATTAGGTTGGTCATATCTTCTTATAAGCATGGCCAACTTGTAAGGAAAGTAGATAGTGTTTTTTCTATCGATTCTATTTTAGTATTTCTCCCTAAAGGAGATTCTGTTGTAGTAGAGTGCTCTTATAGAGAACTGGAAGAATGTTTCCCTAAAATATAATTACAATGACAGGAGCAGAAAAATGTAACCGATGCGAGCAGTTTGGACCGAACGGTCTCACTGACTATCCATGTAAAAGGATTCCATCAAGGAACTGTCCTTGGTTTATTAAAATATCGGATAAGAAATATAAGAAGATTCTTGCCGATAGGGTGAAAAGAATTAAGGAGAATGAGAAACTTAAGCAGGAGATGATGAAAGATCAGGATCTTGTTGAAGAAGTAAAACAAAACACAAAAAGATTAATGCAATGAAAAAGAAAAATATAAAACCAGAAGAAGTGGAAGTCGTTATTCCTAAAGAAGTAGAAGCTATTAACATATGTGGGGATATCAATAGTTTTATAAAACATATTATATATGTTAGCTTGGATAAGGTAAGTAGTGATAGGGCGTTTGTTAATAATGATGTTCTGTATATGGTTACATACGCATCTATAAAAGGTGAAAATATACCTGTTGGGGTATTAGCAAAACAAAAAGAAGCTGAAACAGAAGATATCGCTATGCCGTTTGAGGATATTGGAAGGGACGTAAATGTTGTGTATCCTATTGAAATAGGAAAGATGTTTAAAGGATTTTACATTCTTAGTAATGGTGCTGTGGCTATTGATTACGAACTTACAGACAATGGAGGCTTTGAAAATGACGATAGCATTGGTAAAATCGACATGAATCTAAATTGATATATTATGGTATTATATATAGCAGCAGATCCTGGAAAAGACGGAGCTATAGCCTGCATCGATCAAGACAGCAAACTAATATCAAGAATATCCACTCCGAGAATATCAGCTTCAGGGCCGGTAGACTTGACTAAAGAATATGTTTTTTGCCGAGATACGATCGTAGAAAACAATCCTGATAGGGTAGTGTTCGTCATAGAGGACGTCCACGCACTGTACGGGGTCAGCACGTCCTCTACAGCCTCTCTCATGGAGAACAAAGGTCAACTGCATGGGCTGTTCCTCTCCCTCTGCATGGCATTTACGGACATAAGTTGCTCCGTTAATTTCATAGCCCCTAAAACATGGCAGAAATTGGTTTGGACGCATTCTGATAAGGTCATGGAGGCAAGTAAGGTAAATACTAAGAAAACGTCATTGGCTTGCGCTAAAAGGCTGTGGCCAAACGATACGTTCGTTAAAAACGAAAGATGTAAGACAGCCCATGACGGTATAGTTGATGCGATGCTTATAGCAGAAGCAACAAGAAGAACCATTTAATCTATTTTAAATCATTTTAAATCCAATTAATTCGTAATTAGATTTTAAAATAATACATTTGCAGTGTTAGATAATCATAATCGTAAGTTTTAAAAAATGAAAGTAAGAGTTCCTGGCATACTAATGAATGAGAAACTTTCAAACATTTCAAAGATGTTTGATAAGGTTCTAAAGGATTGTGTCACATCGAATATAAAAATTACTTTATATTTTGATCATATCCGGATACAAGCCATGAACGAACGTATAACATATACGGATGATATTTTCGATGTGAATACTGATATTTCTTGTGACCAGAAGTTTTCTCTTTTAGTAGATGCCGGGACTCTTATTTCGTTTTTTAAAAATCATAACCAGGATATAGAGATAGAGATTAAAAATGATTACAGTATCGTTTTTAAATACGATAGAGGATCTTTTTCTTCTACTTGGATTGAGGATAAGGCTTTCCCTGATTTCTTTTATCCTGTAGGTGATGGTATTCGTGTTATGAGTTCGTCTTTCATTCAGTCTATGAAAAGATCTTTTGCGTTTGTTGGATCGGATGAATTTAGACCGGCTATATGCTCGATTCTTCTTAATGTGAAGAAGGACTATATTGACATTGTTTCTACTGATATGTTCCGTCTGTTTATAAACAGGAAAGAGTATGCTAATTCAGTAGAAGAAAGGTCGATTATGCTAAGCGAGGTCGCGGCTTCCATCTTATACCGCTTTCTATCTGATAAAGATACGGAGATCAGTATTTCTACAGATGGAGTTAGGACGTTCTTATGCTTTGATAATGTAATTATATCGGATATGAACGTAGAACAACAGTATCCTAACTACGAATACGTATGTAGCAAATTCGAAAAATCGTCGAGAGTTAAGTTTGACCGGGATTTACTTATATCGGTTCTTAATTCCATGACTTTGGTGGATAATGTTGTTAATGTCAAGGTAGATGAAGAAAACGGCATAACGGTAATGTCTGAGGATTTTGGAAATAGAAAAAAGATAATGGAATCAATGCCTTTGAATGCGCTCGAAGGTCCGTGTTTTAATTTTTCTATCGGTAAGGAAAATATACTGTCTTCCGTAAAATCACTTATAAAAGGAGATACTGTCATGGATTGGTCTGATCAGTATAAGATGATAAAGATGTTCAATCCTAAATACGAATCAACATACGTCTTAAATCAAACATTGTATAATCTATAAACAATTAATAATATGGCTTTTAGAGAAAACAGAAGTTTTGGTACAACTTATTATTTGTATATTAATTCAGATGGTAACTTGTATGAAAAAAGTAACGAACCAAAAGAAGGTTTTGTTCAGCACATAAATCCTAATAGCGGTCAGCCGGCAGGATATTGGAAAGAGTATTATAATGGAGTAGTTGGGTACATCAACTACATCGGGTTAAAGTCAAGTACTTTCTCTAATGGAAATACTGTTACTAATTTCCTTATCGTATTAAAAGATTACGAGCTTAATGAAAACTATTGTATTTCCATACCTCTCGTTAATCAAAAAGGAAATATCAAGGGCTTTGTTAAGAGCTTCGTAAAATACTACGAAAACATCGATTTCAGTCGTGAAATTTATTTCAATGTCTTTAAGAAGAAGAAAGATGATGAGTTTGGATCTTCGGAACTTATTATCGCGTATGCCGGAGTAGACGGAGAAGAAGATCAGCTTGTTGAACGTTTTTATAAAAAGGGCGTAAATGGCTGGCCTGATCCTGTTGAGGTTACAGGATTTGATGGTAAGAAAAGCCTTGATTATTCAGCTCAAAACAACTTTACTTATCAGAAGATTACTGAATATTCAAATAGGTTCAATGCTTCTATTAAAGACATAAGAGCTGGAATAATGGCTAAATTAGGTTTAGGAAGTAATACTCAGCAAGAGCCTACAGCTCCTCAGACTTATACCCAGCAGACGGCTGCTCCTCAACAGGTTCAACAACCTCAGTCTGTTCCGAGTGCTATTCCGTATCAGAATTACCAACAACCTGCTCAACAGCCAGCACAGTATCAGGCACCGGCTTATACGCCACAGCCGACTGCTCAGCCTGCTGCACCTGCCCCGGCGCCTGCTACAAGGAGCACCAAGCCTCAGCATCAGACGCAGCCACAGCCGCAAGCACAGATGCCGAACTTTCCTCCTATGGAAGAAGATGACCTTCCATTTTAATATAAACATCAGCCCAGGAGAATAACATCTCTTGGGCTTTTAAAGATTGTGTAGAATGACAGTAGAAATAGTTACAAGATTTCCCCTTATTAAGCTTCGTAGGAAAGTGACAGAAGAAAGGATTATGGCGAAGCATGGGGATAAATTATGTATGATCTACTCAGAAACCAGAGAAAAATATAAGCAAGGAGATGAGTGGGTCGATGATCCTAATGATGCAGACATAAGGACTTTTCGTGAGTGCTATGAATCAACGAAGGACATAAAAAAAGAAGGTATTGTTTATTGTACTATAAAAATATGATTATGGACAAGTTAGAAGATATTGAAAGACTTCTTTCTGAAAAAGAAGATAATAAGAAGGATACTGTTTCTGAAAAGAACAACAAACATAAAAAAGAGGATAAGGTCGTTAATAAAATACCTGAATCGTATTTGACTCCAGGGTATCAGAAGACTGTTCAGGTAGGTATTAAGAAGCTGTATCCTGATGTCGTGGCACCTGAATACAAACATGATGGTGATGCCTGTTGTGATATTCGTGCATATAGAGTAGTGAAGATGATGAATGACATGGGAGTAGAAATAGATGTTCCTTCCGATTTTGAATCAATTACCTTATATCAAGGTTATTCTGTTAGAATCGGAACAGGATTCAAGTTGAATATACCAGAAGGTTGGTGTGTGAATGTGGAAGGAAGATCTGGATTCTCTTTTGACGAGGGAGTGGTAGTTACTAACGCTCCTGGCAAATGCGAATTTATCTACAAAGGAGAGTATATGGTTAATCTTACTAAAATCAATAAAAAACCGACCGTAATCCGCAAAAACGATCGAATAGCTCAGATGGAAATCGTTCCACAATACAAAATGGTATTGGAAGAAGTAACAGATATTGAGGTAGAAGACGGGAATGAACGTGGAGAAAAAGGTCTTGGTAGTTCTGGAGTTAAGTAATGTTTAAATATTTTTAAAATGAGCATGTTAGGTTTTACATTCATCACAGACAGCAAGCTGTCAATGTACAGGGAGAAAGCTATTAAATCCGAAAATCTTGCAAAAGAAATTGAGGAAATGCAGGATAAGGCCGCTTCTTACAAGGAAAGGCTTTCCGAACTTAAGTCAGATATCGCTTCAAAGGATAAAGAGATTTTATCTGTTGGCAAAGATCTTTCTGAGTCTAAGGAAAAGATTGACGCCTTGAAGGAAAATCAGAAAAAGTTGATAAAAAGCGTCAAGAAGAAAACGGAAGAACTTGATGCTGTCAATGTCGATCTTGACAAAGCCAGGTCTGATCTTGATGAGGCTAATTACAAAATCAGAAACTTGGAAGAAAAGAAAAACAGTATCTCATCTGAATTAAAAAAGAAATCAAATGCATTGATTGAAGCCAGGATCAGAATAGGAGATTTGGAAAACGAGGTTTCGGTTGGGTCCAAAACAATACAAGAGTTAGAATCGAAGCTGAAATTAATGCAAGTAGAATTAAGAGGCTACCAAATAGGTATAATCGGGAAAGATAAAAACAATGTCGCTGAGCCGGAATTGGATAAAGATGAGGAGTCAGATAAGGATGTGGCAGAATCGGAGAAATTTGATGAAAATAAGGAAGTTAAATACAATACGCTTCTTGATACAGATGTGATTCAGGAAGAAGCAGGTGACATTGTGGAGCCCGAAAACGAAGCTGAACGAGTAAAAGACACTAAAAAGAAGAAGAAAAAAAAGAAGTAGGTATTTTAATCCTTTTTATATTTTAATGTTTGCCATATTATGGGTTAGTACTTAACTTTGCGTTGAGAGAGTTTTTAGGATAATTATTGGTTAAAAATTTAGCTGTTATATGCAGGCGTCTGTGAAGGCTCCTGCATATTTTTAAGGTCCTGTGGCTTAGTGGTGAAAGCAAGATGCTCATAACATCGAGATCGTGGGTTCAAATCCCTCCGGGACCACTGTCCAATGGTGTAGTGGTAGCACAACAGATTTTGGTTCTGTTAGCGGAGGTTCGAATCCTCCTTGGATAACGGTACATATTTTGTGTAAAGTGTTAATTATCTAAGTGTTTGTGGTGTGTGAACATAGCAAACATTAAATAGCCTGGTAGTTAAACGGATATAACAAAAGTTTCCTAAACTTTAGTTCCGGGTTCGACTCCCGGTTGGGCTACAATATGGCCGATTGGGTGAATGGTTTAGCCGGAGGTCCGCAAAACCTTTTATGGCGGTTCGATCCCGCCATCGGCCTCTAAATTAATATAACATGAGAAGAATTTTATATACAAAAGAATTGCTTGAAGGTATAGTAAGGAATGTTCATACATATTCAGATGTATGTAGAGCTCTTGGATTGTATCCTAATTCTGGAAATATAAAAACGTTACATCATAAATTTATTATTTTTAAAATAGATACCTCTCATTTTTATAAATCTAAAGAATTGTCAACATTTAGGATAAATAGGCCGCTTAATGAGATACTTGTTGAAAATTCAAATTATTTAAATACTGATTGTCTTAGAAGAAGATTAATAAAAGAGGGATTAAAGGAGCGAAAATGTGACATATGTGGTATTTCAAAATGGATGGAAAAGGATATATCATTACAGCTTCACCATATAAATGGTATAAAAAGTGACAATAGGATAGAAAATTTGCAAATATTATGCCCTAATTGTCATTCTCAAACATTGAATTATAAAAATAAAAAATGAACTACCCAGAGCAACAAATGCTTAAGATCCTTAATAGGGATCTGTTAAGTAATCCGATGTATGTTATTAACAATCTTCATATATATGATTGGGAATCTGACTTCCTGGCCATAACAAGATCATTGTACGCTTATGAAGTAGAGGTCAAGATGTCTAAACAAGATTTCTTTAACGACTTCAAAAAGGATAAAAAACATAAGGTTCTTAAAGACGGCATTATTAAAGTAGGTGGTGTTATAAGCTATCCTCCAAACTATTTCTACTACGCCTGTCCGCCTAATATGATTGACGTAAGTGAAGTTCCGTCTTATGCCGGGCTGATTTATGTCGATGTTAGTAAAAATAGGAAGAACGTCGTTAAGGTCGCACCTTTAATTCATAGACAGAAGTTTGATGTAGTGGGTAGGAAACTGGTGGATAAGTTTTACTACAATATGCTTACTTGGAAGAAAAGAGCTATTTCAAACGTGTATGCTGACCCAGCCAAGGAAAGAGAGAAGGGCGTGCGTGCCGGAGCTGAGGCTGTAAGGAAGTCGGCCTGGGATGCGTTCAGGGCACAGTGCCCGCACATCGTTTTCCCTTATGGAAAAGAATTTCCGATGTGTGACGATCATGAACAAGATCATCCCATGAGAGACTGCATACTTCAGTGTGAAAAAGGTAGAATATTTAAAAACGTATTAAAATGAGCACCCCACGTGAATTAAGCAGGATAGCTAATAGGATAGCCACGAAGATGACTGGCGATGGATGGATCAGCCCCGGTAGAAAGAATCTTGTCTCTGATAAGAAGGTCATGGAATTAATAGATTTGATCTTTAATGAAATATGGAGGGAATTAGATGACGGGAAAAGAGTCCATATCATAAAACAGATGATTTTTAAAAAGATTTTTGTCAGTAGGCAAAAAGATAAATACTACATACAATGCATAGAAAAAAGGGACGCCAAATAGACGCCCCTTTTCTTTTTCTGTAAGTAATTGTTATTTCATTACTTTCCTTACCAACTTAGAAACAGCTTGCGTGATAGTCCACCTGATGTTTGCATTAACGTTGATAGTCTGAGGAGTACCGTTTGCATCCAAGTTAATTACCTCCTTGTCTATTTCCAAGAACGGATCACCTGCTGTCTGGGTAATAACCGTATTAGCCGTCCGACCTCCGGCGGCCGTCACCTTAAGAGTATTTACCAGATCGTTTACATCAGTGTTCGCAGCAATATCGGAGAATACGATACTGAAAGCAAAGGCTCCTGTTGCACCAGGGTCGTCGGCGATAACAGCGCCGTTGTTGGTAGCCTTACCTGCCGCCTGATAGGAGGTAGGTATTTCCAACGTCAGAGGATGAGTTTCGTCCGGAGTTAAGGAGAACGTTAATTTAGTTGAGTTACTTGTACCGTTGATTGTTACAGTACCACCTTCTTTCCCTACAGATGCAGTAGGATCTATTTTTACGAACTCAGCTACCGGAGATTGGTTGATGGTAGCACTTTTCTTAACACCCCCTGATTCGGCACCAAATTCTACTTGTTGCGTGCGTTGTACACGACCTTCGTATTTTTCACCTGATACGGTAACCGCCTGATCACCATCACCTGATCCCGGATTGAAGGTTACAAAACCTATTTTCATTTCTGCCATGACATTTATTTTTAATTGATTAAGATACCGACAAATATATGATTGTTTTTATTCTCTTACGTCATTGATTTATTTTTATTAAATACGTAGTGCTATGGGTTTTTTTATCATGTTTTAATCCTATTTATTTCTTTGTTGATTATTTATTATGTATATTTGCAACATCAATATAAAACATTATAACCATGAAAGTAGATTTTTTTAACAGTAAGGATTTTTTAGGATCTAAAACTAAAGAAAGCAAGATCCGGAAGTTGTCAATCAGCAAAAGTAAGATAATGACTATCTCTGTCGATAATTTGAATTGGATGGGGGTAACGGATGCGGTTGTTATCGGCTTAGAAGAAGGGAAGATATTTGAAGGAGTTGAAAATACGGTCTTTTATCTGGCTGCTTCTGATGTTGAAGACGAGAGATCGTTTAAGGTAAATAACCTTGGTGTAAAATACAAGAGAATTTACTTAAAAGACCTGCTCGATTATCTTGGATGGGATATAGGAGAAAATTCTTATGCTGTGTATGATATTATAAAAGAAGACAGTAATCTATTCCGTCTTCAGCTTAGGGTAATAAAAAAGAGTAGGAGTGAAAAATGATGAACGATTTGGATATTAAAAACAAAAGAATACTGCTATTTGATTTTGACGGGACGCTTATAGAAACCGCTTCTGGGAATACGTTCGCTACAGACTTGACAGATATGAGGATTAAGATGGATGTGGTGAATAAGGCTCTTGACCTCATGCAGGAGAACGGTGTTAAGGTATTTGCTATCGTAAGCAATCAAGGAGGAGTAGAAGCTGGGTTTGTTTCTGGAGCTGATATTGAAGCTAAGATAGAATACGTACTGAGGTCCGTACATGATCTGGCGGTAAAGAGAGGCATAAGAGGCGTCCTATATGAAAAAAGGTTGTGTTATTCAAATGACGAACAAAATCCGATGAGGAAGCCTAACACTGGCATGATTGATGATATTCTTATGAAGTGTAAAGACACGGTAATGCGTGGTATGAACTTTAGTCAACTTAAGGGATGTTCGTTGATGGTCGGAGACGCCAGTGGTCTGCCAGGGCAGTTCTCTGATTCGGATAAGGTATGTGCTGAGAATGCCGGTATTGACTATATGGACGTTATCACGTTTGTTGGTAAATAATTTTAGGTAGTTATGTGCAATATTATGAAGGTGAATAAAACGGCGATAGTTTATCATAAATCGGATTTAGATGGCGTTGTGTCGGCAGCCATCGCAACCATGTACGAAAACAGTAAAAACAAGGATGTTATTTATATCCCGTATTCGTATGAAGATGATGTTAAGAAAGTTGTTGACAAAGTAGATGAATGTGGGGTTGTTTACGTTCTTGACGTGTCTTTCGGAGCCGATTCTAAAACGATTTTCAAGAAATGGCTTGATGAAGGAAAGAGCCTGATGTGGATAGATCATCACAAGGGAATTATCGAAGATAGTAAGACATGGGGGTTCGTAGTTCCAGGGTTGAGGAGAGTCGGTACCGGTGCGTGCGCACTGGCCTCGGACCTGCTGATGGGGAAGGTGCCGGCGATAGTCAGGTGCTTATCAGACTACGATGTGTGGAATAAAGAATCCGGTTTAGGCTGGGATACGGTAGTAGCCGTCCAGTATGCCTTGAGATCAAAAATAAGACTCAATGTGTTAATAGCATTGTCGTATTTGTATGACCATTTTAAAGAAAATATGAAGGACAATGAGGTGGATTTAATTTTCTATGATCTCGCTAAAGAAGGACGTGCTATAATTAACTACATGGCCGGCAAAAACGAACAAGAGGTAAGTGCGGGCTCGTTCGAAGCTTACGTAGACGAGGTTAAGGTCGTGGCGATGAATACTACAGAATTTAGTTCTAAGGTATTTGATTCTCTTACACGAGACTGGTTAGACGGTAGAAAAATTAAAGCCCTTATGCCATTTTGTATCATGCCAGGTGGTAAAGTCCGGTTCTCTCTTTATGAATGCGTGGAAGACGGCGTAGATTGCTGTGAGGTAAGTAAGAGATTTGGTGGTGGAGGACATGCTGGTGCTGCTGGATTCGTTATAGACGTATCAAGTGACCAGTTTAAGGACTTCCTTGAAAGTAAAAAACTTTTATCGAAATGAAGTGTGAATTATATCAGTTCTATCCGGAAGTCTATCCTTTTAATCTGTGGATATACGTAGGAAAAGACATATCTGGCATGGTAGAATGTTTCAATAACGATTTTAGTTACGTATATAATAGCAAGGCTGTAACTGTATCCGTTCCATACGGAGGGTGTAAATTAAATCCTAATACGGGATTTTTGATATGGTTTATTAATAAGAAAATAATTGATTTTGAAACAGTTTGCCATGAAGCATCCCATGTTTCTACTGAAGCTTTTAATTTCTTAGGAGAAGAAGTAAAAAACTCAGAACCATTCTCGTATCTCAATGGATGGATAGGAAGAAAGTGCGAGGAAGTAAAGATCGGAATAGCCGAAGATAAACTAATATGGGAAAGTAAATAATTACTGGTCGTAAAATAAGTATGGGGAACTTTGGATAGGTTCCCCATATTTTTATGTGATGAGGGAGAGGAATGGTGAAATGTTTATGTGATAGGAGAGATATGAGAAAGAGGTTTATGTGATGAGAGATATGAGAAAAAATATTTATGTGATGAGAGAGAGGGGGTACCTATCACGAACCTCCCGCCCCCGAAACGCGTTTTCTCCCCCACACCCCCTTCGCTGGAAAACCGGAAACGCGTTTTCACCTCAAACATATAAACTCGCTGATTATCAACAGTTTATTTAAATTATTGATAATCAATGTATTATTATAACATATTGATTATAAGCCACTTAAATAAACATATATCCTACATATTAATGTACGCGTATAGTACTGCTCTTGCGTGTTTTGCAACTTGCTGATAATCAGATAATAGAATCGAAATTAATACAAGTTAACAAAAAAAAGATAGCATATATATATGTAATACTGAAAAAGGTTGTATATTTGCACCGTATTCGAGCGAGAATATTGGTGTTACATAATGAAGCTATATATATATATTCCCGTTGGGTGTATTGTATGGTGATACCTTTTGCCTCTTTGCGTTGTAAAGGGGTGATATATTGAGGTGATATTGTTTAACAAATAAATACATATTGATATGATTACAAAGAAAAATGTTAACAAACTACAGAACGCTGTTATTAAAGAGAATGCCTCTAACCTGGTGGGTGCTGTAAAGTTGTATAATGCTTTATTTGCAAATGGTGCTGACCTGAAAGCAATTTGTAAGACGTTGGAAATACCAGCCGAATATGCTGTAAAGGTTGCAGCACTCGCAAAGGACAAAAAACGGCTGGTTGCCGTGTGTAGCCAAATGTTGCCTAAAGTGGGTGATACCTTTGTTAAATTTTCTCTATACTCTAAAGTATATAAGGATAACAAGGTAGACAAGGAGAAAGGAATAGAGGCAAAAACGGCCGACTGGTGCGCGGAAAATGTGATTTATGGCGGGGAGTATAAATCTTTCGGTTTTTCAACCGCTGAAACGTTGGAGACTAAAAAAAGCGCAAAGTGGCTTGTTAAAGAAACGGATGAGTATAAAGCTACCTATGTAGCCGTTAAGATTAAATCTTATTCAATCCGTACCATTGCAAAGTGTGTGAGTGAGTATTTAACGCATGAAAGCAACCAGCAGTAAAAAGGTTAGGCGCGTACCGTTAAACGCGCTTGTACGCCGTTGTCAGTGGGTGCACGTCCCGCGTATGCTTTAGACTGAAGCTGACAAAACAGAGAGTTATTTTACATATTGGAGATAGATATACCGGTATCGAAGCCGTTGGCAATTAAAGATACGGTATTGCTGCATGAACTGCACTAAATAAGTGTGGTTTATGTTAGGTATGTTAGTACAGTTTGGAAAACATACCGTTGTACGCGGTTTATCTCCAGATCGAAACGTGTCTTACTTGCCTACACGTAAAATAGGACAAGGCTGTAGATTAAATTACAGGGTATAAACATGTAGCCTACCATGTAGGAGCGTGATATATCAAAACGCAAGGACACAATCGCCTTTATTTGTGGCTAAGTTGTGTAGCAGACGGAAAATATAATAACAACATAGTACGGGCCTGTACACAAGAACTACGTACTAATTACGGGCTGTTGGTTGTAGCATAAAATTCGTATAGAATAGGAATGCGTGTCCGGTTCGATTCCGGAGCAACCTCTAAATTATAAACAATATAATAGCATGGAAAAGAAAGCAATGATCAACGCTTTAATTGAAGCGTTCAATAAATCTAAAAACAGTTGCGTAAAAATAACATTGCGTAACTATATCGAGACGGTGGAAACACTTAGTGAAAATGAGTATAAAGAGGCGGAAGGTTTCTATATTGAAGCACTTAACCGCTGGGGTTAATCATAATTAAAGCATAAAGAAAATGGAAAGGAAATTTAAATCTCACATGGTAGACGTTCGCGGTCTGTCCAGGAAAGAAGCTAAAGAAAAGCGGAAAAGAGCGTATCGTGAATTTATGTTGTATCGTGATCTCAAAGAAGCGTATCATGCCGATACGGGAAAGGACAAATGCAAACGCAAAGTCCATACATCACGAACATACGTGAAGGAAAACATAAACAGTATTTAAACAGGAGTAGGGTTGTTCCGAATATCGGAGCAGCCCTATTTTTGTATCCTACTCTTTCTATTTACGGGTAGGATATTCTGAGAGTGAACGGCGGATGTGAGCTATATTGGTCTAAAACGAAACTAAAATATGATAGTTTGGATATAATGCCGGTATTTTGTCTATATCATGTCGTTAAAATTGGTTTAAAACGAAACTTTAGGCGGTTTTCTGACCCAAAATAGGGTGTCGGATGCCGCCTTTTTCGTCTCTATGGATTGAAAATTAAGCTTATTGTATTTTTCTCAAAAATGAGGTATGCTTGATTATTAATTAGTTAGGTTTTATAATACCCGTATTTTCGGACATACTTATTGTATTTTTTTTATTTTATGTGGTGGTTTTTATTAGTAGCTGACTTGTATTTTCTGTCGGTTGGTATTCGTTCTATGTTGGAGTACGGACCGGATCAGTATAATATTGTAATGGTCTTTTGCTTTTCCTTATTGGCTTTGATTATAGGCTTAAATATCTATCTTGATAGGAAGAGCAGGCGGTAGGGCGTGGGCTGAAGGCTCTCTATTCTCTCTATGGAATGATATTATCTCCAAATCCCCCATACTCCATGCCAGAGTATAAGCTTGTAGCGCTCTCCGTATGCCTGTAGTGAGGCCGAGAGCGCAGGTTCTATGCGGAAAGCCGGAGGATTAGCGGGAGTTGGAGAGGGGGAGAGGGAGGGCACTCCCTACCAACAAAATTCAATAGATAAGCGTTTTAAAACAACATTATGTAGGGTTTTCCCACAAAATTAAGGATTACAGTGCTTTAAAACAGCATAATGTGAGTTTATTCTACAAAATTCAATAGGTTGAGAGTTGAAAACTATATTCTATAGATTAGTGGTAATCGGAATGTTTAACAATTAAAATATGGATGGTATGAACGTATATGATTTTGCACCCGATTTAGATTTGAGTAAAGAAGTAGAAGGTTCTATTTTTGGGGTGAAAGGAATAGAAGGCAGTGATGGTATAGTATATGCTAAGGTATCTATTCATAAGGACTGGAAAGATTTCGGTTGTGACAGATGTATTTTTTTTTATGCTGGTTGTAGGTATGAGTGTTTGATACGTTATAGTGATAGTTGTATAGAAGGGAGTGAGTTACGTGTGTACGAACAGGCTGCCATAGAGGGGGAGTAGGCGGCGCCTTGGGCTAAGGCCTGCGGTTGTAGGTAGGGCGTAGGCCAGGGCAGAGCCGGAACAGTTTATTGTGGAACGTGAAAAGAACAGATAAAAAAGGAGGAGATATGAAAAAGATATTTAAGACATTCTCTATTATGCTTGTCATAGAAATAGTGTTGATAGCTATTTTAGATGCTATGGCGTAAGTGAGAAAAATTTCTTCATTAATTTTCTTATGCTTTAGACAGAGTGCTCCCGTCTGCGAAGATCGGAGCATTTGCTTTATGGGATTCATGGTGCGGTAGGCTGGTTCAATTCCGGCGATCTCACACAACATTAAAATAGGGAAGAACATGTTAAAAGAAGAATTTGAAGAACTGATTAAAAGGGAGGTAAACGAAAATCAGTATAAAAACATAGAAACGGCATACGAGGCTTTGCCGGAGTATATGGATAAGATGTATTTAGCAAGTGCTATTTCAAATGATATTGGGAAAGCTATTAATGTCTTATCGTTTTTAGGATCGTATATAAGCGAGTTAATGGGTTCAATAATAATCGAAAGGCAAAAGGTGGAATCATGTGCCTATGATTTAATAAATAAATCGCATGAGGAGGATGACTTGAAAGCAAGAGAGATTGCCGTGCGATTAATAGGAGAGAGGGAAACAGTGGCATACACAGTAAAAGAAGGGCTGCCATTGTGGGAACAAGATAAAAAGTTTATAATAGAATTGATGAAGGAGGAAAGAAAATGAAAGATGGTATTACATTACATCCAGAACACGGATTGAATCCGTCTATAGAAGTCTGCATGATATGTGGCGAAGAGATGGGGATTGCTTTATTAGGGAATAACATCAAAGGGCAGGCGCCGCATCATATATGCACGGGAGAAATATGTGACAATTGCAAAAAGATAATAGATGACGGAGGTTGTTTTATTATCGAAGTCGAGGATGGATCAGATCAAAAGAATCCGTATCGTACAGGAAGATATTGTGCGATAAAGAAAGAGGCGGCAAAGAAGATATTTGGACAGGGGCATAATATTGTGTACATGGAAAAGTCTGCATACAGTCAAATAATACCATAAAAAATAAAGAAGGATATGTTTACAAAAGAAGAGCGATTATTCATATGGAAAAAGGTATATGGGATGATTGATAGGTTAGAGGATGGGAAATACATATGTGTTGCGTTAAGAAATGTAGTGTTTATGTATTTCAAAACACATAAAAATATCTATAAGTTTCGTTCAGACGAAATGGTGAGAATATATTTCCCGGAATTGGAAGAGAAGATAAGTATGGCCACAGAACCAGAGGAAACAAGAACGTTTTATGGGTGGTTTGGTTTTCTTAGTCCAGAAACGAAGAAGGTAAGGCTGAATATTGTGAAAGATATTATAAAAGAATTAGAATAGTATTTTTGTTAATCTATTTTATTCATCAAATTAAGTTTTGGGTTTTGGCATGTCGGTTCGTGAGAATAGGCATGTCTATTTCTGTATCATAGAGGGATGGCGCGGCGTGCCGGTATGTACGTGTCGGTTCTGGTTCGATTCCGGGAATCTCACAAACAATAAATTATAATCATATGGAAGTAATAACATTCGGTCCGAACATGGATTTGTCTTCTAAAGAAGCAGGGGATGTATTTAGATTAAAATTGTATGGCATAGAGTATGAGGTCAAAGTAGTTAGTGACGACGAAGAGCCTGTTATGTTCTGCAAAGATTGTATATTTTTTAACAACACAGGACGGTGTTCACTCTCAGAATCGCAAGACTGGTGCCTTAAAAAGCAAGTTGTTTACTGTAAAATAAGACATGATGAGAGAATTTAATACGAAAGACGCCAATTTCTTATGGTGTCAAATGGGTAAGATTGACGGGGTGATAGAAACTCTGAACCGTACCGGAGGAGAAATGCCGACAATTATAGCCGGAGTGCTAAAAAGAATAAGAGACGATATAGATAAGTTTGTAGATAATAAAACGAAAGATTATGAGAATATACAAGAATGATATTATAAAGGCGTCAGCAATAAGCACCGGAGCCGACAGAGGTGTGTTGCTGTGTTCAATAACAGATTCAGGCTTTACGTCTATAGCGGGCGTAATATCGGCTGTTAAGGATAAGTTACCAGGCAAAGATCATAAGAAGATGATTTTTGAAATACGGAATGATGGAAGAAACGAATATGGCAGATATAATAATTGTGGAGGAAAAATATGAGATACAGAGGCCTGTTGCTCCCTATGATATTAGCTGCAATGTGCGGAGATGATGCCTTTGTGCTAAATACTAAAAAGGGAAAAGGAATGCAATCTACATATAGAAGAGAAAAGATTGTCAGAACAGAAAAAGAATTTGATATTAATGGTACTAAAGTAATGGCATACTCAAGAAAGGATGCCATTAAAAGATTAAAACATAAGAAGTAGAAAACGGATTTTTATGTTAATGTTAGTTTTTTCATTTTTATTGAAAGGAGCGCCGGCCTGTGAAGGTATGCGCTCTTTGTATTTGTATAATACATAAAACAATAATAATATGACAGATAATAACATAGATGTGAATATCGTACCTGTAAGGAATGGTGCGAAACGAGTTGTGGTATCATATTATCATTATTCACGCAAGGACAAAAATCACATGAGTTCTCAAACGGATTACGTGTGGGAAACAAAGAATGAAGAAATGTTTAAATACTTTGAGGCCAGGAGGACAAAAGTATTTTATAGTCAGATTCGTGCCATGTGTAGATTCTATGGCAAGAAAAATGTACGTAAATACAAAAAGCTATGATATTAAAAACGACAACCAACGAGTTTTGTTTCATCAGCGTAAGTTTCTATGAAACAATAGCAGATCCTCGATATTTCTTTGAACAAGATTATGAAGAGATGCCGGAATATGAGGAAGAATCGGATTTTGATTTTGATTCTTATTGCAATAAGTTTATTCCTTTTGTACAGGAATGGGCGAATGAGGTAAGTGAACGCCTTTACGGATATGGCGTGAATAACATAAAGGTAACATCGGTCGGACATCCGAGAGAATATAATTATGGTACTGATTGGATGAACGTAGAGGTAGAGTTTTGTGATGAATGGAGGCAAAAGATGTTATCTAACATTGGTAAGATTATCAATGATGATAAATGCAAGAAGTATGCGGAGGCTAATTATAGGTCGGTATCAGGATACATCTTTTTAGGGCCTGAAGATTTAAAGGAATTTGAAAAGGAAATAATAGAAAGAAAGTCGGATTCTGGATATGATGTAACAGTATTATTAAATATGTATCTAACTTTGGCTTTTGTAAAAGAATTTGGATTTAAAGCCGGAGAAGCGTGGAGTGAAATAACAGTACATGCTTACGAATGTTTATCATATTCTGATTTTGCAACAACAGAGATGCTTATACCGGAAGGTTCAGAGCATTTGTTCAAAGACATTTACACGGCAAAGGCCGACGAATTATATCATCATGTCCTGGATAAATTCGGATGGGCGTGGCGTGATCCGAAATATAAATCAGAAACAGAATTATGCTCAATGTTAAAATGGGCAAAAGAAAAAGGCTTGACCATTGAAGAGTCAAGTATTTAATTGTTAAACATAAGGCAGTAGTGGTGCGTGAGTATAGGTGCTGCCGTTAAATTATTTTATAATATGAAAAAAGAAGAGATTCAAACTATTTTATACACAATCAAAGAAGGAGATAGTATTAAGATTAAAGTACAAGACAAAAGTGAAGAGATAAGATTGCGGGATCATGTAAGAAGAACGCAGAAATACGGATACAGGTTTTGTTTGTCTCATTTACATGATGGAATTTTCTATCTGGAGAAGTTGGAAGAAGGGGATAAGGATAAATACTATAGAGTAATAAACAGAGGAAATGGAAAGACCGGAGTATAATAAGCTACGCAAAATGGCTAAGACTACTCCAGGTCTGATAGTGGACGAGGTGCAAAACATGATGCGTGTATCGCTGTATGATAATGGGGAACTTAAGAAGGTGGTAGTAGTAATGAAATGCGATTCTTTTTTACAGTCAAAAAGTAACATAGAAAAGATAATGTTATTATCATCTTCTATAGAAGATAGAAAAAACAAAGAAAAAAATAAAACAAAATCAGAAAATGAACAGAATAACAAAAATAAGAGAAGAAATAGGAGGAAAACAGGTTGATTTGACCTTTTACGGGCGCTTTTGCGGCCTTATCGAAGGTGATAGAAAGATAATACTAAGGGCGATAAAAAACGGTCGCAAGAAGGGCGTAATAGGAGCCATTCAGCCTGGGAGGCATGATAGAATTTGGACCACATGGGCTATTGCTTTTGAGGATCTGAAGGTAGGGGATACGGTAGAGTTCAGTACATCTGGGAAATACAATCCAGGTTTTCATTCTACAGAAAAGTATGTAGGGTGTGTAGAATGGATAAAAGGATCGGAATGTGCGATAAAAACCGGTAAGGGAATAGCAGTAGTATTAATTAAACACGTGGAAAGGGTGGTAAAATAATGGATTTAAGGATGTTTATAGACCTATTTCAGGAGATTGAGGTAGAGAACTTGTTTAAAGCGTTAGATTTATGTATGGAATATGTAAGATTAGATTTACATGTGTTTAATGTAGGAGCTCATGTAACATGTTCATACAGTAATGATCTTGAATCGCTTTTACAGGCAGAAGGTTGTAATGTGAATATGATAATAGAGGTACCCCACTTATTCGAAGCATTCATGGAATATGCTTCACCGGAAATGAAGTTGTATTATGAAAAACTAACAGAGATAGTATAATATGAAAGAAGAAGTAGAACGGATAAAGAAGTTGGTAGGCGTAGATCATAACAGATGGGAGCAACCTTGTACATGTGATAAATGCAAGAACATGTGTGAGGTTCCTTGTATTGGTACGCCAAAAGACATAGAAGCTATCATAGATGCCGGATACGCTGACAGGCTAAAAGAAACAATGTGGATGGTAGGGTATCTTGCAGTGAGAGAAAAACCAATAGCGATGATCCAGCCGACAGTGAAAGACGGGTGGTGCGCATTCCGCCGGCCGGACGGTCTCTGCGAGCTGCATGACCGTGGGCTGAAGCCGACCGAAGGAGTTCTGGCTTCCTGTAAGGTGGTTGAAGAAGATAATATTCCAACATACGAAACATCCGTACTTAGAGCAGTAGCTCATGAGTGGGTTAAGGTGGAGAACTTTGGAGATGTAATGAGGGTCGTTTTTAAATTTTTGCATGAAAATGAACGTAGAAAGTAAATTAGATAAAGTGGTTAAGATCCTAAAAGAAAAAGGATTTGTAGTATATAGAAAGGGAGGAAAGGAGCCGGGTGTATTTTACGCCAAAGAAGGTGACAGCCGGATAGGATTCGTTTATCCCAACAACGGATATATATACGACAGGATAAAAATGTGGTCTTTTTCAAGGGTGTATAAACCGCATAAGAAAACCGGGTCTTCGTGCTTAATGTGTGTCAGCGACGAATTTACTATAGAGAATGCGATTAAGAGCATAGAGGATAGACTGTGGGTAAATTATATAAAAGACGGTAACAGAAAACGACCAGAAGAATATAAAAATATAAGAGAATTTGTTGGTAGCTTCACTAAATTCTACAACTCTGTAGAATTAGTTGAGGTTAAGTAGTTTTCCATGTAAGTTAGTTGCCGGCACTGGTCTGTGAAGATAGGTGTCGTTTTTTTAAGAAAGGAGGATAAAGATGGAGAAAAGAGACAAGAAGATGCCTTACGGGGTAGTCATACAGGAAAGAAAAAGAGTAGATTTATACGGTAACGTAGTGTATTATATTTATTGGTTTGATAAATATGGGTACAATATCACAAACGAATGGAAATTCTGGAGCAAGGGTCCGAAAAAGAAATATGATAGAGTTAATCGTTATCTAACGGATGATTGGCTGAAGAAATACTGTAAGAATGACAATTTAAAGACAAGGAGAATAAAGGAATGAAAACGATAAAAGTAGACAAAGTGGTTTTATATTACATGGATCGGGTAGACCCTGACGGGAACTTATACCGGTTCTATATGTACAAAGGAATGGCATCTGAAATAGAATACTTTTGCACGAAAGAGGCAGGTAATATGACCATACCAATCGGAGAAGGAAAGTATGTCAAGATCGTACCAAAAGAAATAGAGAGAATACCGGTAAGGGGATATAGGAAGCTTGCTGGAATATGGAATTGTGAAACATGTAACGGAAAGGGATGGTATAGGCTTTTTAATTATTTCAAATACAAGCCGACCCTATGTTATTTTAAAAAAGCGGGACATGATGAAAATGGGAACACAAGATACGAAATATCATTATTTAATGCCACTATGAATGTGACAAGGTATTTTAATCTGTGGAGAATGAAGCCAGGAAAGCATGCCATGATAACAAACGAGTATGGCGCCTTGGATATTATAAAAGAAAAATTTGACAACATAAATATAGTGGAATATGGATCTAAATAAATTGTATAAAGAAATAGAAGAAGCAGAGGTTAGTCTGAATGCAAAAAGATTAAAGTACATCAAAGAAGCATTAGCAGAAAACAATGGAATTATAAAGCTAAAATTTAAAGAGTTTAAAGAAACTAATGATGCGTTTGACTTTGATGATCAGTTTCCGGTGATAATAGAAATTAATGGGATTCCTATGTTTTTAACGGAGGTGTATGTCAAAAAAAACGATTTTCGTATAGTTCTGCTGGATTATGATGATATGACTTTAGGTGATTATGATAATACAGGGGAAAATGAACAGGTTGCTTATTTTATTAACTATTGTTTAAATCAAGACAAAGATGGGAAAGAGTAGAAAAGATTATGAGAAGTTTCTTAACTCAATATCTCCAGATAGAGACGATGAGGCATGGATCATTGGAGGAAAGAACAGGTATTGCGGTAGAGAGAATTATGGCACTATGATCAAAAGGTATGATCCTATTGGTTTTAATGTAGGGTACAGAGAGTGGGCAGAACAGCCAGAGTAAGGTGGCGCCTGCCCTGCCATGAGGTCGGCCTGGCTGTCTGTGGCCAGGACCGTATATTAGTCAGATAGTGAACGATGAAAACAATACAAATATTTGTTAAGGTAATTATATACCTTATGGAATTGCCTTTAAATAGTTAGTATATGACATTTAAAGAATTTATGCAAGAGAACGGCTATGACCTGATAACTACCTTTTGGGAAGATTTCAGCATAGCCGACAAGTATGGTATAGCAGGTGTCAAAGATACCTACAAACGTGCGTTCAGCGAATGGAAAGACGATTATAAGTTCTTTACAGAATTGACGCTGGTATTGAATCATAAAATCTGGCAACATTATAAAAGCAATCGTGAACTGGCTGCATTGTATGACCGGTTGTGGCGGGAAGCTGACGAGTATGCCATGAACAACTTTAAGGGAGAAGAACTTGATTATTATTACAGAATAACAGATTAGCTATGTTATATCCGTTTTCATTGACGCTTGATTTATATATACAAGCCGAATCGTTTGAAGAAGCCAAGAAATTAGCGGAAGCATACGTTCAAGATGCTTCGTTAGATACGACTGACTATCCGGAAATAGTGCAGGATGTGTTGGAAGTAGCAGAGTATGGGATTATTGATGTAGAACAATAAACAATCATGGAAGCGAAAATCAAAATAGCCGTATTATGTTTTGATGTCTCAGATATTGATATTATCACGGTAAACAACAGATTAATGGAAACACTAAAACAGAATATAGATCTTCCAGAAAAAGAAAAGTTGAGAAGATTGAAGGAAGCCAAGGGAGGGACATGGTATGACGGATGGCGACCATACTGTATGATGTGCAACAGAAGTGACAGGATGGTTAGTGAACCTTATGGTTTTAAGTGTCCACAGTGTGGGAATATGATAGGATTTAATCTAAAGAGATTGAAGGAATCACCATTAAATAATGCTTCCAAGGAGGTTATTTGATACAAGATGTGAAATATAATAAACAAAAAAAAATAGCGAAATGAAAGAATTTATATTTGAAGTAGAAAGAAGGGTTTATGGATGGATGAAAGATAGATTATCCATTGAAGCAGAAACACCAGAAGAGGCTTTGGAAAAGCTTAAAGAAATGGCAGAGGATGGAACCAAAAATGGATGGGATGAAAATAGGGTCGGATTAGAGAGCTCTGAATTTGACTATTATGAGGTAGAGTATCCTACTGTAGAAGAAAATAAGGGAGCTACAATTTTTATTTCACATTTAGATTCTTGTTTAGGATGGGATAATGAGGAGGAAGAAAAATGAAAGGAACGATAGTAACAGGTAGCCTAATTGTGTTCAGTGACGGATTTGTTTGGAAAAGATTATCCAACGAAAAAGCCTACAAGATATGGGTGTCGGCAGAAAATGAAGATTTTGAGTTATACAAGGTGAGGGTAGATGATGAGTCCGAGTCATTGATAGAGAGTCTTGAAGACTTGCAGGATGCCTTTAAACAAGATCATCATGTATGTATAGAAGTAGGTAAGCTACCATATAGCATAGATTTGAATTATTTACGAAATCTGCAAGAGATGTCGGTGGAAGCTGTAGAGTATCTAACAGGACCAAAAGAATATAGCAGGGAACAGGCATTTAGCATCATTCAAGAGTGGGCTAAAGAGTTTACAGAGAAATATGGGAATTATGATTTTGATGGCTCATACTATGATGCAATAGATGCATTTATTGATGAGAAGTTAGGAACTATTTAAAATATAAAGACATGGAAGACGGACTTATCACAACAAAAGAAGTAGGGGATTATCGTATAAAAATATACTATGATACTGACAGTACATGTCCTTGTGAAAGTTGGGATATGGCAGCATGTTTCTTATGGGAATATAGCGATTCATACCGACTGCAAGATGTGTGCGATTGGAGAGAAGTGTTTGGTAAATACGGAGATAGCCGACACTCACTTATAGATGCACTACATAAACTTATTAGTGAATATGTTGAATGGAAAGACTTGCTGAATTATTTTAAGAAAGGCAAGATTGACGATTATCGAATGAGATATGATAGACATGAGAAAATGTGGTATTTGGGATGGTATAACAATCCACAATACACAGAGTATAAAGGCTGGCAAGAAACTATTAGCGTTTCTCCTTCCGACCTTTATACGTATGATTATACGGATGAATTTATAGAATACTTGGAGTGTGACGAATTGATTCAGATTCTTTCAGATTTGGGCAAAGATATATTTGTCAAAGAATGGTCCACGATAGGATACAGTCAAGGGGATTATGTTAAAGGTATAGCTTTCTGTACAAAGGAGAGGTACACAAAAATGGTCAGTAATAATACTTCCGATTGGAAAATCCAAATTGACAAATTGATTGATGGTGAAGTGAAAGCTATAGGCATGTGGATGTGGGGAGATGTAAAAGGGTATGTGCTTGAAAAGAAAGTGAAATTCGTTAAGAAATACGAAGATGAATCCAGGGAGGATGAAGAGGGAGAAGAATGGGAAGAGATTAATTCTTGTTGGGGATATTATATGGAAACAGACGAATTGATAGAAGAAATAATGAAAGAATATAACTTGAAAGAATGAGGAGATGGGGAGATCACGGGGTGTATTATCAGAAAGAACACCAAAGAATTACAAATAATACTGATTCAGGTCAATGACTGATAGTGACGGACGCCACAGGAGACAGGTGGGTAAAGTGCGAAGAGCTCCGGTTCAGGGGAGACGCGGGCTGTATCACATGGCGTAAGGCTACGGTAGATGAAATTATTGAACATTTTAAAAGAAGATAATTATGGGATATATATGTACAAAATGTGGTGGAACAAATGTTGCCTGTGAAGCCATAGTAAATCCGAATACCGGAAAAATAATAGATTATTTTGATGGAGCTTTCATGCATGCTATTTGCAGTGATTGTGAAAACGAGGTAGTGATATCTAATGTTGAAGGAGTCAAATATGAAATTGATTTAAGATTCCTTGAATTTGTAGAAAGAACAGGTAAGGAGCCTGAATACGTAGAATGTCAGATTGTGTGGAAAGAAACAGGAGACGATAAAAGAGTGACAATCAAACTATCGCTGAGTATTAACGATGATGATAATGATGCTGTTTTTTATTATTGTAATGGGATAGAATCGTTTCAGCAGCTTGTTGAATACGGAATGAGGGAATTTATTGTGACATATTGTTGGAGTTTCTTTTAAATAACATGCCTTATGAAAACACAAGAAGAATATGCCCGTGAGATTGACGAGATCGTTCTAAGGGATGTAGAAAGTTGCCAAAGTGATTGGTTTAATATTGATAAAGAGATATTTATGCAGCCAGAGAATAAGAACAAGACATTCATCTTAGGGACCCGGAAGACCGGATGTGATCTAATTATACTTGGTGGCACTAATTGTAACGAAAGCACTATGAATTTGGTTTTCGGACGTCTTGGTAATGAAAACTTCTATGTATGCCAGCCGGTAACTTTCTATAAATCCCAGCAGGAAATTAAGAAGGTAAATCCTTTGTATGCTTTCAAAGTAGCTACCGCTTATTTTAGAGAACAAGGGATGATTCCAGTATTTGATGATTGTCATTGTAAATTAATGAAGCTATGAGTATAAAGGTAACAAGATACAGGCTTCCAGTTTATTGGGCTCGTGCTCTGATAAATGGTGATTATACAGGTTTGTCAGATAATGAAGAACGAGAAATAAGGAATTTCTTGGAACGAGTAAAAGAAGATCCCGTAGATGTAGACTGGAAAACAGAAGGTTTTTATTGGTACAATAACGCTAATAATACACCGGGAGAATGTGCAGATTTTATTTTTTACAAGCGTAATGATTAAACTAAAATAATATGGAAACTGCAAACAAACTAATTTATTCAAGTACAAAATTCTTTACAGAAAATGAAGAAGATTATAGAATAACAGTTAGAATCTCTTTGGATGATGACTGCAAAAATAACATATGCGACTGGAGCATAACAGCCGACGTTGACTGGAAAAACAAGCATGGAAAATATGAGGATTACTTAGGAGGCTGCTGCCACGATGAAGTTGCAAAACATTTTCCGGAATTGGCGAAATTCATATCGTTGCATCTTTGTAACCATTATGGTGCTCCTATGTATCCGGTGGAAAATGGCATATATTACGTTAGAAGAAGTGGTATGTCTGTGGCAATGGAGTATTTGCGTATATCAGAACAAGAATGCGTAGAATTATATAAAGCCTCTGAGGATAAGATGTATTTCAAGTATCTGCTTTTCAATCTGGGGATTGTGGATAGATGGAAACGTGAATCAGACGAGCTTCTTGTTGAACTTGAAGACCTGTGTGGCAAGAAATGGGTAAATCCGTATACGCCGGAAAAGGAAAGGTTCACTTTGACATTAACGGACGAGGAACGTTTGCTTATTGAAGAGCGCATTAAAGCCGGGTATTATTCCGCAGAAAATATCGAAAAACGTAGGGAAGAGGATCATAAGGCAGAGATGTTGAAAAAGCGTGCTGAAATTTGTGAGCGATACGATAAGAGAATCAGACAAGCAGAAGCAGAAAAGAAGATAATGCTCTGTGTGTTTGATTATGGGTTGTCTACTGATAATGCTATATATTACCCTCACTTAAATACTTTATCTTTCAACTGGAACAGTTATGGAAAAAAAATCACACAGGAAGAGTTTGATGATTTTGTGAACAAGGTGGACCGCTCTCAGTTGCCGGAAGGTATCAAGTTTGAGCTTAAATAAAATACAGGATATGGAAAGATTGAATTTTGAAACACTGTTTCGTGTCGTAAGATGGGATTACAACCGTTGTTTTAAGGATGAATCACTGGACAAGAATTTGTTCATGGAAAAATACGGGAAAGTTATGGGGGAACATTATTACAACAAGTTTGTCCATGAGTTTAACGGGAATATCCTGAAGATGATTGGTTACTTCAGAGGTTCCGAAAAAGAAGGGCAAGTGTTCTGCGATATGATAACCGAATGTATTGAAAAATATGAACAAAGAGGATTATATAGTAGAGGTAAGTTAAACAATTAAAAAGATACTTATATGAACAATTCAATGGTCGCTCACTTGTGGGCTCATGAACAAGAAGAATCAGCATCAGGGAGCAATTTCTTCTTTGTAGGTACAAGTATTTATTCTTATGGGCATCACTTTGAAGTCGGGAGAATAGTAAAAAACAAACAAGGGAAGAAAGCATACCTGATAAATGAAGATTATTATTCTGCTACTACGAGCAAACATCAATGCTATGTTCGTAATGCGATACCAACTTGGGCAATGGTTTTCAGTGTAGGGGATAATATATCGGATACTGGTAATATGAGGTTTGTTGCCAGCAAACTGGAATCAATTAAGAAGTCTATTGAAAAATACAAAAGAGCTAAAACAGAATTATCTTATACAGATATTTGGGGCGCTTTTGGGAATATGATGGATTACATTCAGTTCTTTAACATGGGGACTGCTAAGAGTATCCTTAAAAAGAGTGCTAATGATTGGCTTGGAACCAATCATGAATTATCCAAGAGCGGAGATAGTATCAAGCGTAAGCACGTACATGAATTAAAACGCATCTTTCAAATTTTATTGGATCATCAAGGATTAAAAGTGTTAGGGACCGTAAATGTGATTGTTGATGAAGTTTGCGGGGAAGGTACATGGATTAAGTATTCAGAAAGATCTGAAAGATGGAGAAAGGGTGAGGAAGAAAGAGAAAGAATAAAATTAGAGAGATTAAGAAAGGAAGAAGAAGCCCGTTACAAGGATTTTGATGAAAAACTGGAAGAGTGGAAGTCAGGAGAAATCAATTTCTTGAATACACCTTTCTATATTCCTGGTGAAAAACCTAACGCCTGGATTCGTATAAAAGGAAATATTATTGAGACAAGTAAACAGATAAAGATTGGAATAGCAGAAGCCAGAAAACTGTGGAGGGCTGTGTCGGCAATGCACCGGGGCGCCGAGTTTCGGCACGGTCTGGTGGAGGACATCACCGGTCACCAGTGGAGTCTAAATCGGTACGAAAACGATTTGCTAACCGCTGGATGTCATAGGATAGCATATAACGAAATGGAGAGAATAGCAAAACAACTGGGATGGGTTTAAGTAACCCATCTTGTTTTATTGATTACATAATTAAAAATAAAAAGATATGGAAAATCCAATTATTGTTCCGTTTGATTTAAATACGGCGAGAAAAATTAAAAGCGGAGAAATAGAAGGTTCAGTATTAATTGGTAATATTAAAATAGAATTTGTATATGAGTCAAAAGACTGTGCAGATCGTTATAATTTACTTTTTGTAAAAAAAGATGAATCTGGGATAAGTTCTATATATGCCGATACAGAAGGTCGTACTTTTTTCAACAACGTTCTGGAATTGGAAGTAGAGGCTGGAGCGTATTTTAAGAAAGGAGATGTATTAATAAGCACGCTTGGGAACCCATTTATATATAATGGTATTATTAATAGAGAAGGAGATATGGGATGCATATATGGTATATCGGCATATGGCGAGATTACATCTGAAGAAGTTCCAATATGGACAAGTGTGTGTGGTGAGGATAAATCCAAGTATGTTAGATTAGCCACAGAGGAAGAGAAAAAATCTTTTGCTGAAAGAATTGCTAATACAGAAAACCTTAAAAAAGCAGGAATAATAAAACAATATCTAAGTGAGTACGAATACTTGCTGACTAAAGAAAAGAAATGCGATTTTAAGCCATTCGATCAAGTCTTGGTGAGAGCAAGCAATTTGGGAAATTGGAATCTACACTTATTTGCCAGAGTAAGAGAAGAAGAATACAAATATGAATGCTTGGGAGGTTTGAGATACAAAGAGTGTATTCCATACCAAGGAAATGAGCATCTTTTAGGAACTAATAAAAGCAAATAAGATCATGGAACAGAGAACAGCAACAATTCCGTTTGATTTAGAAACGGCGAAAAAAATAAACATAGGGGAAATAGCAGGTCGTATTGTGACAGAGAAAGGACAAAATAGAGCAGAAATCGTATATGAAGACAATTCGTCAAATTGTCCGTTATTGGTTGTAATTCATTCGATTTCTGTATCGGCAGACTGGTTTTCTGCTACAGGAAAAGCACTTAGCAGCGAAAATCGCCTCCTTCTTGAAGTTCCAGAATATATTACATTTAAAGATGGAGAGGTGTTAAGTAATAAAGATGGTAGCTATATCTTTATTTTAAATACACATGGGAAATATTTAACGTCTTTTTATGCCTCTTTAAATCAAAAAGGTATTCTTAAAATAAAAGATGGTTTAGCTGCTGGGGAAAATGAGATAGAAAAATACAGATTTGCCACTGAGTCCGAAAGACAAAAGTTGGTTGACGCATTAAAGGCAAGCAAAGAACCTAAAGCTAAAGAGTATCTGAAACGCTTCTTCGGGATTAAAGAAGAGCCGAAATATGAGTTTAAGCCGTTTGATAAAGTGCTGGTAAGAAAAGAAGGAAATAAAAAATGGAATATCAGTTTGTTTGCAAGGGAAATTGTGGACGATTATAATAGATTGCCTTATAAGTACGAATGTTCTAATGGAACATTATGGGATTATTGTATTCATTTTGAGGGTAACGAGCATCTTTTAGGAACTGATGAGGCGCTTTAATGTACGCAAATTGGAGTTGCAAGAATATCTGTCCCCAGATATTTTGAAAATGGAACATATATGAAAATAGAATACATACAAAAATGTAAATGCGGTGCAGTCACTATCAGATTTGATAATAGTGCTTCGAATAGCATGTTTTGGGAAACATTTGAAAAATTGGATTTGGATACTGGTGATGCCACATGACTTCACCAGTCCTACTGCTGCGACCACTGCGTCAACCATTTGGGGATCGACTTATGCGATTGTGGATCAGGACAGAAGGTAGGAAAATGTGAATGTGGATCCCAAAAGGCACATGATATATTAGGGGTTAAATATGATTCGTTTGGAGCAATATTAAAAAACTTTGGATAATGGATATAGTAAGTAAATACACCGCCTTGTTAGGACAACAGAAGCTAAAAGAATCATTTGTGAAAGATTTGGAGCTTGTATTATCAAGAAAAAATCCTAATATAGAAAAAGGGAAACTTAATTTCATTCGTTATTCAGAAATGAAAAATTGGAGTGTAAGAGAGTTGTTTGGTGAAGACTTGGAACAAGCTGATAGGGCTTTAATAAACAAGGTGTATCATATGCTATTTGATATAGGTTCGGATTTTGAATCGGTTATAAGAATGCTATATAGCTTTCGTAACGGACCTAAATCGGGGATAAAAGTGGCGGATCCAGAGGATAATTACGAATGGACTAACAAGGACGGAAATGAAAAATATTCTACTAAAAATCTCCCAAAAGCGCATTTTAGATGGGATTGGAGAAGATATACCTTATCAAAAGAATCCGTTGATAAAATAACGGAGTTTGTAGACACCATATTAGAATCATAGAGAAATTATGAACGAAGTAATTTTAAGCAACATGTTAGGATGTCAGACATATTGTATATCAGACAGTCCTTCGAATAGATACTGTCTTATTGGACCTATTGAGTGCAATGAGAAGTTAATAGAAGTGTTTAAGAAGGGGATAACAGTAAAACTCAAATACGTGGAAAAACGGGTCCTGGATGCATTTACGGACAACGGAATCGACCTGAGTAATTACACTCATTGTATTATTGTGAAGCGGAATTTTTATCTCGCTTGGTAACGGCAAAACATAAACAATATGAATAATTTTGTAATAGATACTCCAGATAATTTCTGGCAAATAAGATGGCTTGACAAGTATATGGAAGGCCACAAAGGATTCATAGCTGGTGGATGTTTTAAAAATATCCTTTCCGGAGAAAGAGTAAAAGACATTGATATTTTCTTTGAAAGTGAAAGCGATTTTCAGGAGGCTATTGATTCGTTCAATGATGAAAAACATCAGAAAGAAGGATGGAAATTTAAGTACAGAAATGAGAAGGTATGTGCGTTCCAGAAAGAGGGAGAAAAGGTATGGATAGAGTTCATAGAGTCAGAGTTTGGAAAGCCGAAAGAGATTCTTAGGAGCTTCGATTTTACTGTGACAAAAATGGCTTACTATAAGGAGCCCAAATACGAAGAAAAAGAAGATGATTATTTTCCATTCTCATCTGCAAGTATAGTAGCATACGAGTACAAACTACTCTATCATGAGAAATTCTTCGAACATCTTCATATGAAGAGGCTGGTCATTGACGAAAATATTCCTTTTCCAGTAAGTACATGGGAGCGCTCATATCGGTATAAAGGATATGGTTACAATATGTGCCGGGAGACAAAGAAAAAACTTCTACAGGCTATTAAAGGTGTAAACGTAGAGGAGGAAGATGTATCTTTGTACACTACTGGAGGATGGGATTAACCTATAAAACAAAATTGCTTATGAAAACATTAGAACAACTTAAAGAATTAGCATCAAAATGTTTAGACGGTAGAGATTTTAACAGACTGGCTAAATTTATCCCATATAACATGATAAAGGATTTCGGTATGGAGCCGAACGAAGAATACAATAACGAAGAAAGGTGGAACAGTACTGTAGTTGAATTTACCAGGGAGAATGTTTTGAAACAGCTTGAAGAAGATGTAAGATTCGGTTTTGAAAAGGCATTAAATCAGAGAGGAATATCAGCCAGTTTAATGTTTGAATGTGTAATGATGTGGAACTACATCCTGGAAGAAGGTCTTGAAGACTGGGATGAGGATGATTATGGATTTTACGGGCTACCTCTATTTAAAGCTACGGCTGTAAAATACGGATGGGATAATCCTATAGGGGAAGACAGCGGGAGAGAAAGAAAATATGATTCACAGTATTAAATGGGCATATCATGAGCACAAGTAAAGAATACAGGGCAGTAAGGAACTGTATATTAAATGAACTTCACCTTACCAAAGAAGATATAATCAAAAACATAGAGCCGTTATTGGAGAAACACGTAAAACGGTACATGGTTAATACATATGGAGGTGACAACCAGATAGAAAACTGGATCAGATGCATGGTGAATGATGAACTCAAACAAAGAGATCATGATTTTGTAAGAAGAGCGTGCGAGAATGTCATCAGGAATCATGTATTAAATGAATTGAATATAATCGTAAGATCCAAAAGTGAGAAATGTACATGTGAAAACAGAGTACCATCCGAAGAGGATAAGAAAGAGTCAACTGACGGACTGTATATAATCTACGAAGACGGACATGCAGAGCCGTTTACCGGCGATAACTCCAAAGATTGTGTACGATACATCGGGTTGAAGCACAGATACATGTCATTTGCAATCTCACTGACGGAGCATGATATCGTACAATTGCTTGACGATGATAGCCGTGAAGAATCCGGAAGTGGGACATATTACGAACGTGAATGTGATGCGCTGTTTGACATTGACGGACGCGGCAATACGGAACGCCTTGTAGCCAGAAATCCAAAATTGAGAAATCTGCTGGAAGATGGCGAGTATATACCATCTCTTGGTCAATTAAATTTAATGGCCCATTATATGAACGAACTAAACAAAGCATTCGCTTATGTTTCGGCATCTCCCCTCTCCTCGACGTGGTATTGGTCCAGTACTGAGAGCAGCCAGGCCGTCGCGTGGTACGTGGTCTTCTCCAGTGGCCTCACGGGCACCGGCAACAAGCACATCGGAGACATGGTTCGGGCGGTAATTGATTTTTAAAAGGATTACAATGATAACATCAAGGTGATTATACACCACTTTACGCAAAAAAGCGTAAAACAATATACATTTGTATGAAACTTCATACTGGGTATCACCAATACCCTCTACCGGTTGCTCGAAAGTGAGATCACCGGATTCTTTTACTAAACAAAACGTTTTTGATTTTACTTACCCAACGAATATTTTTTTTTAGGGTAAAACCTTATATCAAAGACCTCTTTTACCCAACCGTCTTGTCCGAAACAAGGGACTATATGATTCGATTGAGTAAAACAAAGTTAGAGAAGAAAAATATGAAATTAAATAACATCCGTATGTTTTATAACATAGCCAGTATAAAATGATATATAAAGTAAAAATAAAAGACAATACAAAAACTCCTTTTGAATATGCTTCTGACATAGAAGCGTTTGAAAATAGTAGAGAATTTATTTTCAAGCCAGGAGTGAATGTGATTGTAGGTAAAAACGGTAGTGGAAAATCAACTTTGCTTAACATCATATCAATGTATGCGTTATGTGAGAAATCCATGTGCTCTGAAATACCGATCGAGGCACTGGATTTTCCACCTATATTTGATGATGATGACAAGGTTCTTGATGGGATTGACATATCATCCGATTATGCAGGGAAAGTATTCCGTTTATTGCCATCGGCGGAGATGAATCGAGATAGTGTATTGAAAAACATCAGCAACTTAGATTTGTATGTGAATAATATTAGAAGATCTTATGGAGAGAAAGTGGTGTTATCATTGGAATCACTTTTCAATTTAATGTTCGGTCAAAAGGATTATACGTTTCCAATACAAGATCTTGTAGAATACAAGAAAAAATCAAATGCGTTTTGGATTAAAAGGATTGATAATCTGTTGAAGTATTATAAAAGAAACCGCATAACATTAGCAGAAAGCAGTTTTGAATACACGGTTCTCATGGATGAGCCAGACAGGAATCTTGACATTGACAATATAATGCAAATTTATAATGTATTATCATTCCATAAACCACAAACACAAATTATAGCCATAATACACAATCCGGCATTGATTTACAAGTTAAGCAAATTAGATTGTGTGAATTTCATAGAGATGACAGAAGGATATCTAAAGGATGTTGTCAATTTCATAAGTGAAACAAATAAATGAAAGAGAATGAGAAAAGAACTGAAAATAATAGGATCAAGAGATCGGCACGTATTTACAGCGACATTCATTCGTTTTGGATTCAGGGATGGGTATAAAGGACCTGTAAAGACAATACTTTTACAAGACGTGTTACTCGATGGTAAAATAGTAACAGATCATTTGTGGTTTGATTTGACAAAAGGATTCGAAAGCGCCGATTTATTACCAGGCGATGTGGTTGAGTTTTGTGCAAGGGTTAGTATTTACGAGAAAGGATATAAAGGATATAGGAATGACGTATTCGATAGGCCGATAGAAAAGGATTATCGATTGTCAAGACCAACAAAGATTAAAAAGATTGGGAAGAAATCAATAGATTGACATACTACCGCGAACTTTAGGTGTGGGAGTATGTCAAAGAGATGACAGAAGGGCATCTTAGTAAAACTTGTATATTTGTGTCTAATTAATTAAAGGTGAGATGAACTGGAAGAAATTCAAAGAGGAAAAACCTTCAGAGGGAGAAGAAGTGTTGGCTTATCACCCAAGTTGGATAGATGAAGATTTCAACCCAAGAGGTATAAGAATAGGGTTTTGGAATGGAGGAGACGATTTTAAATCGGCTCATTGGTGGGATTATCAAGATTGTTATATCACAATCTCTCATTGTGATTGTGATGATAATTCTCTTTTCAGTGATAGAATAAAAAACAGCATAGAGCCAGAGTTATGGATATCACTTGATGTTATTACAAATTACTTACCTGATATAAAACAAAATCACTTGTCACAATGAGCTATTTTATATTAATGGGAAGAAGAATCCCCAAGCAAGCCATAACAGGCTTCAAATTTCAAAATGAAACAGATAACATTCGTCCTTTCTTGTCAATCAGGATAAGGGGAAAGGACGAAATTATACCTTTCAAAGATAAAAAGGAGATACAGTCTGTAAAAGCGCATCTGTGTTCTATCTTCTCCGGATTTGTAAAAATAGGCGACTGGTATCTCAAGATGTCGGAAGTTAAGGAGTATAAGCCGGTGACTGCCGAAGATATGAACCCCTACATCTTATTCAAAACATCTAAGTTCGGGAACATAAAAGTTCGTTTTCTAAAAGACGAAGATATGGATGCGGAATTATTAGTGTTAGATCAGCTTTTTGATGTAGAATAAACTATTAATCATCTTTTAAAAATCATGACCTGGAAAGAATTGAAAGACAAAATATCTCTTATGACAGAAGAAGAGCAACAGAAAGAAGTTGCAGTCTGGGGAGAAAATATGAATCTAATGAAAGATTGTTCCTTGGAGAAAACAGACGAGGATATGTACTACAACTCTGAATGGGATTATACTTGTGAAGAGAGTGAATTGGAACCGGAAGACAAGAATGACCCTGATGTACATAAGGTATATGAAGCAGGAATGCATTATATTTATTCGAATTGATTTCAAAAAGATCTTATTATGGCAGTATTAACAACACTAAATATAACGGAAAAGAATGATAACAACAGTTTATCTGTAACTGTTAAAGTGAATATCACCCAAAAAGGAGTGCTTACCACTACTTTATCAAAAGAAGATGTGGATAAGATTCGTTCTTATGGGATCAAATTACCTACAAACAGATTAGGTAACGAAGGATATTTCAATAGCACATCATTTTCTGATCTAGTGAGTCAAATCAGGAAAGTTCTGAAGAGATGTTTGAGTTATAAAATAGTAGAAGAAGTACCTGTTATTAAGTATCAACTGGAAACGAATTGCATGTTTTCCTATGACAAAAACGGAAATATTGTCCCTAACCCCTCTAAGGAATGGACAGGAGGCGATGAAAATGGAAAATGGAGAGATGGAGCTTCCCGTTTAGATGCCTTAAACACCCAACCTTTCGGTTTTAGTGTTTATGCAAAACCATTTCTAAAAAGAGTAATTGAATATGGTAATGGAGAGACAAAAGTAGAATACGGCAGGTTAAATACAGAAAAAGGAACTTATGCGCACTGGCTGAATTATGTAACATGCATATCATACAATCGACATAAACCGGTAATGGAAGTGGAATGCAACGAATGCACCTCAAAATTATTCGTTGATATAATCAAGTCTATTTGTAAGATAAGCGAACAAGTTAAGAGTTTTATCAGTCCAGAACAAATAAAAGCAATTGCGGAGTCAAATGAACCGATTTTGCTTTTATCTAACAACTAAAGAGATATGAGTAAGTACGAAACAAGAGCCGGAATAGAATGCACAGAAGAAGAATGCAAGCTAATTGATTCATTTAAGAGGCTTGCCAAAAAATGGAAGAAAGATGGAAAACGATTATGGATATATTTAGCAAGCGGAACATTACATGTAATGATGCATGGAGATACAAACTATAATCCTACACCGGAATTTACGCAATATGGAGGCAGCAACATTGAAAATAGTGTAACTATTATTGATGGCATATTAAATGATGGTGGAGATTGGTAATAATATAAAAAGGTAATTATATACCACTTTACACTTTTCCTTAGTATTATTCCCATATAATTGAGATTGTGTCAAAATGCTGGCACAATCTCTTTTCGTTTACTAAAAAATCAATATAACAAGTTATGAAAAAGAATAGACATAAAAAAGAATCGCTTTTAAACAAGCGGGTATTAGTTAAGTGGATAGATTCCAACCTATCAGAAAGAACATGGGTAGATCTGGAGGATTACGAAACAGATATATCAGAAATAGAGAGCTATGGTATTGTTGTACATGAAAATGAGAGATCTATATCTGTAGCTGGTCATTATGCTGTTGGTAATTCCAATACATTAGAACAAGCTTCTGGTATAATGACCATACCAAAAGCTTGTATTAAAGAACTTATTTTTCTTTCTTTTGGCAACCACTCTTACTTTTTCCACGATGGGAAGCGGCTTGTAAAGTGTAACCTGCAAGAGTTTTAACATCTTTGGAAGATATCTTCTTTCTTAACAACTTGCCTGCTTTACTGGCTGTTTTTCTTGATGGCTTTTTGCATTTGTTCATGATCTTAGATATTTTGTTGTTTATGCAAACAATACGAACTGTTAAAATTCCCAATATTCATTTTACATCAAATTAAATCCTTTTAAGCCGTTTTAAAATATTAGATAGAATAACTATCTTTGCCCTCACGTATTAGAGTTAAGACGTAGAAGCGTTAAGATATTATCCGGCATTGAAATCTGGACAATTTCATCGAACAGGATAATAGCAAATGTTTCTACGCCTGTGTTGTTGTATATCACTTTGCTTAATACAAAGGGCAAACTATATACCAGCATAAGGCGTGGATCTATTGTGTATTATTGTTCGATGGGCAGTCCAGAGCCTCAATGTCATAATATCCAATAGTCTCCACGCTTTTTTTATTTGTTAATCTTTCGAAGGGGGCAGAAAGAGCAAAATTATTTCATATGAAAAAGTATCTATTATTGTTAGTTGTTCTATTGGGTAGTGTATGCGCTTACTCACAGAACAAAATGGTTGAAGCTATTCATTTAAAAAATGGAAGTGTTATAAAAGGGGTTATTATCGAGCAGATACCAGACAAGCAAATTACTATTCGCACTTCTGATGGTAGTACGTTTGTGTACCCTATGGAAGATATCAGTAAAATAACCAAAGAAGAGAAAGAATCTAAAATTCCATTTAAGATATCCAATGAAAAGTACGATTTGACAGGGAGTAGATTTATGATTGATCTTGGATACTGGGCAGGTGGATACAAAGGTCCAGAATTATATTTCACGTATGGAAGCCAAATCAATCAGTATTTATTTGTAGGAGGTGGAACCGGCATACACTATATGACCGATTATTCAACAGTAAGCATACCTATATTTGCTGATGTGAGAGGATATGCCTTAAATGGTCCGATATCACCTTTTATTGCATTAAGAATAGGGTATAAGTTCAATACTAAAGAAGCACCAAGACATGCAAAAAAAGGTGGATTGTATTGTAACCCTTTTATTGGTGTACGGTTTATGACTACTAAAAAACAAGCTGTTAATTTAGGTATAGGATATTCTATACAAAAGGTATCATTTGATGAAGAATGGGGAGATGGAAGTGGTGACATGAACGGATTTAGTATAAAGGTAGGATATGAATTTTAACAATAACATGAAACAAGTACTACATATATTATTAACCTTGCTACTTTTATTCACATTTTCGTGTAACGATGATAATGTGAATAATGACAATAACAGCATATTAATAGGTTCATGGGGAGAGCAATTCCCCGCAGATG